CTGTTGTTTTATGTAAATCGGAAACGGGGTAGCGAAAATGAATGTACTTAGTTTGTTTGACGGAATTAGTTGTGGGCGCGTTGCTTTCCAAAAAGCAGGCGTCGATATTGATCGTTATTTTGCAAGCGAAATTAACGAAGATTCGATGTTGGTTGCAAATAGCAATTATCCGGATACGGTTCAACTAGGAAACGTTGTAGAACTTGACAACGTGGCGCTATCTAAGCTGCCCAAGATTGATTTTCTAATTGGTGGTTCGCCATGTCAAGATTTATCAAAGGCCAAGTCGGATCGTAAAGGATTGGACGGCACGAAGTCAATCCTTTTTTATCAGTATGTTCGAATCTTAAAATGGATCCAAGCGAACAATAATCCTTCGGTTCAGTTTTTATTGGAAAACGTCGTGGCAGATAAAGAGACGATTAAGATAATGACCGAAGAACTTGGCGCCGTTGCGCCCACTATGATTGATAGCGTTTGGTTCGTTCCACAACGTCGCAAGCGTTTGTACTGGACGAATATCAACGATGGTGTCATTCCTTTGCCAGAACCAAAGGATACGGCGTTGTGTGACATTTTGTATGATGATTCTTATCGTAACTTCAAGGATCCACGAATTGAAAATAGTAAAACATTTACCAAGAATTATGTCAAATGGGACATCAGTGGGAAGAGGCATTATTCACAAGAAGACCGTGCCTATTATCTTGACGGTACGATGTGCACCATGATGAAGCAACAACCATTGAGTAAATTGAATATCTATCTGGGTGGCGATCTGTATCGCAGATGCCATCCAATCGAAGGCGAACGCCTACAGGGGTTGCCGGATAACTACACAAGTTGTATCAAGTCTGATAATAAACGGCTTGGGCTTTGTGGCGATGGTTGGACTGTAGATGTAATTGCGTATATTTTATCGTTCGCGAAATAGAAAATGGGGTATCAAATGAGATTATTTGAGAAAGTGTCTTTGTATCAAGCCGAAAAGGATGGATTAACCGAAGAGGAATGGTCGGAGATTAAGTTTCCGGTCAGATCAACATTACATAGCGCGGGGTATGATTTCTTTTGTCCCCGCGAAATTCATATCAATCCGGGCAAAACGGAAGTTGTTCCAAGTGGTATCCGTGCCGTTATGAATGATGACGAGGTTTTATTCCTTTATATTCGTAGCAGTTTAGGAATTAAGAAGAATATTCGGTTGTCTAATAGCGTTGGTGTGACTGATGCCGACTACTCTAATGCAGATAACGAAGGGCATATCCATATCGCATTACATAATGATAGCGATAAGGCAGTGTTTATCAAACGTGGCGAACGGATCATGCAGGGTGTATTTCAGAAGTATCTGATTACCGATAATGATAAGACGAGTGAAGTCCGTAAAGGTGGAATTGGATCAACGGGGGTTTAAACATGTCAACGATTCTTGGATTCAAACAGAATGATGTAATCTATATGGTTAGCGATACCCAAGCAACGCGTGGGGCGCGTCCAGAAAAATTAGACAGTGGTGATTCGAAGATTATTAAGATTGGCGATATGTTGATTGGTCTCGTTGGGTCGTTACAATCCATACAACGGTTGCGATACGATGAGGAATTGCCGGAATGGATTTCATCGTTAAACAAGTTGGGCAAAGCCCAAGTGAAAAAGATGTTGTTTGGTGATTTACCTTTTATATTAAAGGAAATCCTTGATGATTGCGATTGTGAAGGTCAAGTAATATTGGTTGGCTATAAAGGGTTATTAGTTGTATATGATCCAGTCTATTCGCCGGCGTTGATTACGGAAGATATGGTTTCGGTCGGGAGTGGATCTTCGTATGCCGAAGGGTTCATGTATGGCAAACGCAAAGAATTGACCGATCCAACCAAAGTACCATCTATTCTTAAAGAAGCAATTCAATGTGCTGCGAAGTTTGATATTTACACAAGTGGATTAACGAAGGTGTATGAAACGAGGTAGGTATGGAAAATAAAATAATTGTTTTATGCGGTATGAGTTCGTCGGGGAAAGATACCCTACAATGGAAAATCGCAAGGGTGTTGGGTTGTGAGGTCATCGTATCCACAACCACGCGCCCCAAGCGACCATCAGAGATTGATGGCAGGGCGTATCATTTCAAGGATAACGAAACGTTTTTGAAAATGATTGAGAATAACGAATTGATCGAACATCGCGACTATCATACGTTGGTCGGTGGTATTCCGGCAACATGGTATTATGGATGTGCATTTAAAGACATCCCAGACGCACCATGTGTCATTGTGTTAGATCCTATTGGACTGCGTGGGTTTGTTGAACACTACGGCGATCGTGTCGTATCGTTCTTTATTGATTCACCGGAAGAAGTACGGAGATTCCGTGCGCAACAACGTCCGGGGTTTGATCAGATTGAATGGGATCGACGTCAACAAGACGATTCAAAAGTGTTTGACTTTGATTTCATTTATGGTGAAGTTGATTATGTTTTGTACAACGGCAAGAATACGACGTTGGACGAATTGACCACGGACTTTGTGGCTTGTTTAGTGGATCCAAAAGAAGAATCCGTAGTACGAAGTAACCTATCGTTAGTTCACTTTGCCATCAAGCATTACAAGCTGGAATTTTTAGATGAATACGACGACGTTTACCAAGTGGGTTGCATCGGGTTGATCAATGCTGTTCGATCCTTTGATAAGGAACGTGGGTTGAAGTTTTCGACTTACGCCATCATGTGTATTCGCAATCAAATCATTGCCACTTACCGGACGTTGAAACAACGTTTAGATCTGTTGGCAGATGCGATTCAATTAGACGCGCCATTGCATTGCGATACGACCGATACCTTGTTAGATGCCATACCGGATGAACGGTATGATGCAAGGATAGAGTTTTACAAGAACTGCGCGAAAGACGCAGCACAAACCATCATCTTCCAGATTGATGATGATACGATTCGCGATTGGGCAATCGGACACTTTTATGAGAATAAAAGTTATCGTGCCTTAGCCAAAGAAAGTGGATGTTCGCATGAACGGATCCGTAAAATGGTTTTGGCGGCAATCCGTGATACAAAAATGGCAAAAGAGATTCTTAGTAGTTGACATAATCCCTACATTATGATATAATACCTACATAAACAAGGAGGTAGTTATGTTAGAAATCAACCAGAAACAAATCGCGTTATTTGTAAAGAAACTGAATAATGATAAGGTATCGCCGAATACGGTCGAATACTATGAACGTAGTGTGCGTAAGTTGGCAGAGTTTGTTGACAAACCGTTGACGGAAGTTACGAAGGAAGATTTCATTTACTACAAATCGTACTTGCATGATCATGGCGTTTCAGATAGTTCGATGAACACCTATATCACGGCCATCAAAGTTTTCTATGAGTTTCTGATGAAGACGTTGAAAGTGGCTTTGGATGAAAATCCTGCCGATAAGGAATTGGTTAAAGTCGGTCGGCGTTATACGGATTTTCTACAAGACGACGAAGTAGAACGGATCATCCAAGCTGCGCGTTCGGCGTTCGACCGGGCGTTCGTAATGGGGTTAGCATCCACCGGCATGCGTTTTAGCGAATTGGCGCATGTGCGTTATGAAGACATCGAACGATTTGAAGAAGATGGGAATGTATGGGGCAAGGTTCGTGTTATCGGCAAGGGTAACAAAGAAATGATGAAGTTCATTCCTCCAATGACGATGGCAGAGTTTGATCGTTATTTCAACTTTGAACGTCCCGAAAGTAAACTTGACTATCTTTTAGTAAGTAGAGAAGGAACGGAATTGGACAATTATTCCATGAACCGTAAACTTCAAAGTTTAGCGCGCAAAGCAGGGATTAAAAACCCGGAACGCGTTCACAACCATTTGTTCAGACATTCGTTTGCGACCAATGCGTTGCGCAACGGGGTTGACATCCGTTTGATTCAAGATTTACTTGGTCATTCCGATATTTCAACCACACAACGCTATGCACATACCGATGATCGTATGATTATTGAAGCAACAAAACTGAACAAAATGTTTCAGTAGGAGGACAAAATATGACACGAAGACAAAAGAAGCAATTCAAATATATTGCAAAGTTATGTAATATGGGGTATAACGACTTGCTTTTACAAGTAATTACTATGCACGATGTGTCTAACGCACCGTTGAAAGAGGTGGCTGATTACTTGATCTGCACCACATTCCCTATGCGTATGAAAAAGGCTTACTCAGAATTATTTGATACTGACTTTATTGACGTATTAAATTTAGACTTTGACTTTGTTATCACGGAATTGTACCATAAGGATCCGGCGAAGTATTGGCGACAATACAAGTACGTCAAAACGCTATGAACATCTATATCGTAGAGATCATGTGCGCGACCGGATATAAGATTTCGGATGTGTGCTATACAAGCGAACGCGAGGCTGATGCTTTCGTCAATCGTCAAATTGGAGATCAGAACGCAATTGGAAATGATTCCAAAGGTATTATCGCCGCAGATGGAACAATCTACCGTGTCCGTCCGTTATTATTAAAAAATAGTGTGTAGGACGTGCGTAAATCTTGGTAGGTATAAATACCCTACCTAACGTCAAACGTCGCTTGTACATTCGTACAGAAAGCCACAAACAACTTTAAGGGGGTTAATCACCATGAAAATGAAACCTAAATTAACGAGAACTGGCATGTCACAACGAGAACTGACGACGTATCATAACTGGACAAAGAAATCGGGTCACGTCTTCAAGAACCGGAAAAAATATGATCGGAAACGAAAGGCTGTTGACACCGAACGATTTTAAGTGTATAATGTGTGAGGAGGAAATAAATGAAACTTACCACATCTAAGTCTACGCAACTTACCATTGATATTCAAGTTGCAAAGCAATTATTTCAGAATTTGAGACATTATTTTGAAGATGAAGTAGTCCCCGATGGCGAAACGGACGATGAAACACCGTTTTGCATTGCCCTTGGTATTCTTGAAGGCAAGAACCCAAGTGATTTAGCGATCTACTTGGATCCTAGAGGAAAAGCCGAAAGTGATGCAGAAGACGACGAATTATTAGAAGACGCAGTGTTTACGGATTAAAAACGGAGGAACAAGAAAAACATGAGTGTAGTATTAAAAAAGGCGGCTAGATCGCGGGCATTTCTAAAGATTGGATTATCTGGTGCATCTGGATCTGGCAAAACGTTATCTGCGTTATTGTTAGCCTATGGCATGATCAAAGAAGAAAATCCCAAGTGGACGGACGAAGAGATTTGGAATAAAATTGCCGTCATTGATACCGAAAACGGATCGGGCAGTTTGTATGTAGGACGTAAAATCCATGGGGTTACAATTGGGGAATACAATTCGATCGATATTGAACCTCCCTTTACACCGGAAAAGTATACGGATGGCATTGATATTTGCGAAGATGCAGGGCTGTTAGCCATTGTCATTGATAGTTTAAGCCACGCTTGGACTGGTGAGGGTGGGTTGTTAGATCAACAGGGCGCTGCCGCGAAACGTTCCGGCAACAGCTACACGGCGTGGAGAGATATTACGCCGAAGCACAATCGGTTGGTCGATAGAATGTTGCAAAGTCATTTGCACGTTATCGTTACGACCCGCGCTAAAACCGAATACGTCCAAGAAAAAGACGGCAACGGCAAGACGACCGTTCGTAAGATCGGGTTGGCACCTATTTTCCGCGAAGGTCTTGAATTTGAATTCACGACATTCCTTGAAATTGACAGTGACCATACGGCGTTTGGCGCCAAAGACCGTACAGGATTGTTCGATCAACAATCGTTCATCATCGAACCGAAACATGGACGTCAATTGCAGAAATGGCGTTTGCAAGCACCAGAATCCACTGTTGAAAAAACAGTCGCCGTCCGTAAGGCAAGTGAAGTCGAATTTGATATTCCTGCGTTGCAACAAAAAGCGTTGGGATTATGCAAGTTAGCGTCTGGCGTATCCAAAGAAGTCCGTGACCAAGCCGTTGGGTTGGTCGTCAAACACGCGCCGCAATCCGGTGGAAACCCGTTGTCGGTTACAGATCCAGAAGCATTAACGAATTTAATCAAGGAACTTGAAGAAATCGTTCCCCAAAAAGGAGAGTAAAACATGGGACTAAATAACAGTTGTTCATTCATCGGTCGGTTAACTGCCGACCCCGAAATCCGCAAAGCTGGCGAATCGGAAGTATGTAACTTTTCGATCGCTATCAACGAATATGCAGGCAAGGATAAGGACGACATCGTTACTTTCCTTAACTTTGCTGCATGGAATCATTCGGCAAACTATCTTGGCAAGTACGCCAAAAAAGGCGATCTGATTATTGTCAGTGCCCGCGCCCGTGTTGAAAAATACGAAAAAGACGGACATACGGTAACATCTACAAAGTTCTTGGTTGATGAAGTTAAAGCCATTACCACCAGTGGAAACGCCGGTAGTGCGCCGGATCATTCGGCAAAACCGACCACACGCGCACAATCGAAACCGTCCAATCAACCGGCGGCGTTGGCACCTTCCGACGAGGGTGATTCGACTAATACTGGGCCTTTGTTAGACATCAATAGTGACGACTTGCCGTTCTAAATGGCAACGGGCAAGAACACATGGTCATATAGCCGTGTCAGTCTGTTTGAATCTTGCCCATGGTTGTATTATCTCAAATACGTTAAAAAAATAAAGGATCAACCCAATGTGTTTTCTCAATATGGCAAGTTCTGCCATGAAATCTTTGAGCGATACGCAAAGGGCGAGATTGCCATCTTCGAAATGGCGTCTATTTACGAGGAGGGTTACGCGAACAACGTAACCCTTCCGTTTCCTGTTATGCCTTTTTTGAAAACGCCGTTAGATGAGAAATACTTCATGGAAGGGCTAAGTTTCTTTCAGAACTTCGCAGGGTTTACCGAACCGACCAAAGAAGTTGAAAAGAAGTTTGAAATTGATATTGAGCATAATGGCAAGGAGATTCGATTTACCGGAATCATTGACCGTCTTGCGATGCAGGGCGACGATTTGATGATCTATGATTACAAGAGTAAGAGTGGCTTTAAATCTAAGAAAGAAAAGAACGAGTATTTTAGACAATTGTATTTATATTCGTTATATATTAAGAAAGAGTATGGCAAGTATCCGACCAAGATAAACCTACATCTATTCCGTAAGGACGATATGGTTGAAGAAATCTTCGATGAATCCAAGTTGGAAGAGGCGATCGTTTGGTTGTTTGATGTCATTGAACGCATCGAATCGGCAGAAGAATATCCAATGTCCGTGGATCTTGCGCGCAACCAGTCGGACGAAAAGAATAAGCGTTTCTTTTGTAGGGAAATCTGTTCGGCAATGCCATTTGATTGCATGTATCGCGAACAGGAATTGATGACGAAGTATTAGGAGGAGCATATGGTCAAGCGGATTGATTTAACCGGACAAAAATTTGGCAAACTTACAGCTATTAAATATCTACATTCTGATAAGAATGGCAATGCAATATGGCTATGCGATTGTGATTGTGGTGGTCACAAAGAAGTTACTACGTGTGACTTGAGAAGAAGTTGGGTTAGAAGTTGTGGTTGTTTATTATATGACACTTTTGTTACACACGGCCTGAGACAATCAAGGTTGTATCAAACCTACGATAATATGAGGAAAAGATGTTATGCGCATAGTTGCAAAGAATATCACAACTATGGTGGTCGTGGAATTAAAATATGCGATGAATGGTTGGATCGCAAAAACTTTTTTGACTGGGCTGCGAACAACGGCTACGAGAATGATTTGACTATTGACAGAATTGATACGGACGGTGATTACAGTCCGAATAATTGCAGATGGGTAACTCTTACTGTGCAAAACAATAACCGAAGAAATAATAGAATCATTGTTTTTGGTAATCAAAAATATACTGTGGCAGATTTTTGCCGACATTTTAATGTTGAGTATTGGTATGTACATAAAAAATTGTCTCTTGGATATACGCCAGAAAAAATTGTTGATGCTATATTGTCTGGCGAGTTTGATAGGCGGCGAAGAAGTCCAAAACCTGCCAAACAAAAATGAAATAGGTGTTTAATTTGAAAGAGGTGCGTCATGTTATTTGATCAAGATAAAATACAAGAAGCCAAAATGTCTATTGGCACGAAAGCGGCGCATATAATAGCGGATGACTTAAAGATAGAAGATTGGAACCCCGAAAAATTAAAAGGAAAGTCAATTTTTAAGCGTGAATTGACGGCGTCAATGCAGTGGTTTCCAGAGGGCAACACGTTTAAATGTTTTGCAACGGGTAAAACTTACGATATATTAGATCACTTCATGTGGAAATATAATCTTACCTTTTTTGATGCCGTCAACCGATTGTTTGAAGAGGCGTCAAAAAGCGATAAAGACTTTAAATACGAGAAGTGGTCGCCCAAAACGATTAAAGAAAGTAAGAAGTCAAAGTCCGAACGTATGTTGGGGTATAAATACCCGGAAGACGAACCGTTTAATGATCGCAAGATCGTTGAACAATATTTGGAACGTCGTGGAATCAACAAACAGACGATGGACTTCTGTAATGTTATGCAGGGGACAAAGGGTGAAATCGCGTTCCAATTCATTGATATTGACGGAACGCATTTGGGAACAAAGTATCGGATCTCACATCCCCACAATAACAAGAATGAACTGAAATGGTTTTGGCAAAGCAAACGATCTGATGGGGAAACGGTTAGCCATTGTCCCATCCCATACGGGATGAATCGACTTGACTTGACTTCCCCCGTCATTATTGTTGAAGGATTAGTTGACCGATTATCTTGCGTCCAAGCAGGGTTCTCAAACACCATCGCCGTTCCGAATGGCGCCAACAGCTTTGAATGGATCGACCATAACTGGGAAATCTTCGAAGAGGTTGAGCAGTTTATCATTTTCCCGGACGATGATGAACCGGGTCAAAAAATGGCGAAAGACGTTGTGACGCGTCTTGGCGAAGCCAAGTGCAGTATTGTTAAAGTAGATACTGAAACACGCGAACGTGTGTCAAAATACTTCAAGGGTGTTGTCACAAAAGCAGATCCGAATAGCGTTTTGATGGCATGTGGCGAAGATACGATTCGTCGTTTAGTTAAAGATGCCGAACCAATCCCCAATGAGAAACTTTCGTTTCTGATGAGGGTTGATGATATTGAAATCGAAGACATGGAAAAAATATCCACTGGGTTTCGTTCGTTAGATGAAATCCTGTACGGAAATCTGATGGGATGCTTTACGATTGTATCCGGCGAACCGAATAGTGGCAAGTCGGTATTCGCCAATCAACTTTGCGTTTTGTCGCCGATGGAACAAGGGTATAAGCCCATGATCTTCTCCGGTGAACTTGGAAGTCCCCAGTTGTTAAACTGGATCCTAAAGCCACTTGCCGGTATCGATCACATTCGACGTTGGCAAAAGGATGGGAATCCTGCCGGATATTCGATTACGAAACAGGCGAAGAAACGCATTAAAGAATACTATGATGATAAGATTATTTACTTTAGCGATAAAGATACGTTATCTGCTTCTGGCGATGAGATCATTAAAGAAATGGTTTACGCCCATAAACGTTATAATATTCGCGTCTTCTTGATCGACAATTTGATGACGGTCAACACGAATGAAGATGAAAGCGAAGACCGTTTCCAAAGCCAGACAAAGTTCATTAAGAAACTACTGGCATTTACCAACAAGTACAATGTATTCACGGTTTTGGTAGCGCATCCTAAGAAGCCTGCCAAGGGTGAAACGCCGGGGATTTATTCTGTTTCCGGTGCGTCTGAACTGGCGAACTTATCCCACCGTATGATTTGGGTAACGCGTCTTGATACTGACCCCGAAGGGTTTAATACCGAAATCAAGATCATTAAAGACCGTCCCACTGGAATGGCAAATAAGAAGTGCAAGTTGTATTATGATAAACGCACGATGCGATTGTATAGCAATCAAAGCGAGCAAGAGTTTAAGTATCGTTGGCAGCGTGAAAGCAACATAAAGTATGATCAAGATACGGCAAGAACGATTGTAGCCAACATCAAAGACGACGGTGCCGAAGTTTTCGGTGCCACACCAGAATAAAAGAAAAGAGGTGGTAGTTTGGGAAATTATACGCCATATCATCTTCATTCCGATTTGTCCCTTGTTTCGGGTTGCGATTCGGTAACAAAGTTTGACGATTATATCCAATACGCCAAAAATTTAGGCATGGGCGCAATGGCGTTTTCTGAACATGGAAATCTATTCGGATGGTTTTCAAAGAAACAGGCAATCGAAAAAGCGGGATTAAAATACATTCACGCTTCGGAAGTTTATGTTACTGAATCCTTAGACGAAAAAATCCGTGATAACTACCACCTTATTTTAATTGCCAAAAACTACCAAGGTTTTCTTGAGTTGAATCGGTTGGTCAGTAAATCGTTCAATCGTGAAGACGGACATTATTACTATTCGCCACGCATTACGTTTAAAGAGTTGTTTGGCATTTCAGACAACCTTATCCTAACGACGGCGTGTATCGGTGGCGTCTTAGGGCGTGGATCTGCCGAACTGCAACAAAGTATGTTGGATTATATGAGCGCAAATGCCGATCGGTGTTTTCTTGAAATCCAACATCACAATGTTGACAAACAAAAAGAATACAATCTACGCATGATAGAATATAGCAAACAGTATGGGATTCCATTAATTGCCGGCAGCGACACACATTCCCTAAACGAGAAACACGCAGAAGGTCGCGTGATGTTGCAACGTGCCAAAAAGGTTTTCTTTGATGATGAAGAAGGTTGGGATTTGACGTTTAAAACCTACGATGAATTGTTAGATGCCTATGCAAAACAGGGTGTCGTCGATTCGTTCATATATATTGATGCGATTGAAAATACCAACCGTATGGCGGATATGGTAGAAACGTTTACGATTGATCGTAGTAATAAGTATCCTCAGATTTATGACAATCCAATTGAAAGGTTTCGGGAAGAAGTCGAAGCTGCTATCAAGTTGCATCCGACAATCCACAAAGTACATACGCAGGCTAAGATTCGCGAAGTTGTTGATACTGAATTTGACGCCTATGTTAAGACCGGCGCCCATGAGTTTATGTTGCTTGAAAACTATAAACTTCAATGGGAACGTGCGAATAACATCCATCGTGGCGTAGGACGTGGATCTGTCAACGGATCCTTCATCGCCTATGTTCTTGGAATCACCAAGATGGATAGCATTAAGTTTGACCTAAACTTTTTCCGGTTCATCAATCCGGATCGCGTATCGTTAGCCGATATTGACACGGACTATGGTTCGGAAGATCGTGATAAGGTCAAGGGGTTCATTCTTAAAGATAAGATGAATCTATCGAACCTACGATCAAGCGAAATCATTACCTTTAATACTTTGGCTTTAAAGGGTTCGATTAAGGATATTGGTCGTGCGTTGGAAATGCCGTTAGACGTGACCGACGCCATATCCAATGAAGTCGAAGAAGATGAAAACCAACAACAATTTATTGATCCGAAATGGCGCGAAAAGTATCCCATATTGTTCTACTATGTAGACATTGTACAGGGGACGATTGTTTCCATCGGTTCACATCCAAGTGGTGTATTGTTAAGCGATTTGGACATTGAAGAAACGATTGGAATGTGTAGCGTCGCCCAAAGCGACTATCCTGTATCTATGTTAGATATGAAAGAATTAGATGCTTTGAATTATGTCAAGATGGATATATTGGGTCTTGACAACATCGCAGTCATCAATGATACATGTGCGTTAGCCGGTATTCCATTGATTACGCCGGACAACATTGATCTGGAAGATGAAAAAGTGTGGAACAGTATTCATTCGGATACTGCCGCAATCTTCCAGTGGAATTCACCCATGGGAACGCAGTATATGAACAAGTTCTTTAGCGAAACGACATTACAACGTGCTAAAGAACAAAACGCCCAGTTTAGTTATCTAAAATGGTTCTCGTTCGCTAACGGTGCGTTGCGACCGGGTTGTGCAAGTTTTAGGGATGAAATTGCCGAAGGTAAAATCTACGATAACGGCATGCCAGAAATCAATCAATTCTTTTCCGATACGTTGGGTCGATGTGTTTTCCAAGAGCAAGTTATGAAGTTTCTAACAACGTTCTGTGGTTATAGTGGATCCGAAGCCGACAACGTTCGTCGCGCCGTCAGTAAAAAGAAGGGCACCGATAAGTTGTTACCGGAAATCGAACGCCGATTCGTTGACTTCGTTCACAAGAAATATGGGTATGAAAAAGATTATGCCCACGAAGTGATCCAGTCTTTCTTGAAAGTTGTTGAAGACGCTAGTTCCTATATGTTCTCGTCAAATCATTCGGATGCGTATTCATACATTGGATATGCGTGTGGATATTTGCGACATTACTATCCACTTGAATTTATTACGACGGCGTTGAATGTATTTCGCGACAAAGAAGCCAAGACAATTGAAGTCACGAATTACGCTGCCAAACATGGAATACGGGTTAAACGTCCTAAGTTCCGGTATTCGAAATCTGAATACTATATGGATCGCGAAACGAATTCTGTCTATAAAGGGTTAGAATCGATTAAGTATATGAACGCATCGGTCGCCGATGAAATGCAACGGTTCTATGGAAATAAATATCCAGACTTCGTTGCGTTGTTGCGCGACCTTGCTACAACATCCATTAACACAAAGCAACTTGACATTCTGATCAAGATCGGATTCTTCAATGAATTCGGGAATGTTGCGGAATTGCTACAAGTGAATAATTATTATGCCAAGTACGGATCATCAAAGGTCATCAAGAAGGATACCATTGAAGACGAAATCATCCGTAGCATCATCGCCCGTAACGCCCGTGAAACAGATCGACAATATCGCATTGATGGAAACATCCAAGAGATCCTAGCCGAAATCGGTCAGTACATTCTATCTTTGGATCTACCCGATTTATCTGTTGCCGAAAAGATACAATACCAAAAGGAACACTTGGGGTATGTCGATCTATCGACCGGTAAACTGGAAGATGCTACCAAGTTGGTCATCGTGGATATAACGGCGATGAAAACCAAAGACAAGAAGAAGATTTGGGCTTACAAGTTAGAAACGTCCAGCTTAGGTTCTGGCAAACGTTCCGAACTGATGCTAAGCAGTCGCGTGTATGATCAGAATCCGATTCGCAAGTACGACATCATCTTCACAAAGGTGGACTGGTTGGAAAAACAAACATCCGGCAAATATGTGAATTGGTATCTGAAATCATACCGCAAAGTTAACAGCTAAAAAATAGGGATGTATCTTTACGATATGTCCCTATTGACTTGATAGAAAGAGTGAATGTATGAACTACACACCAGAAGAACAAAATGAATTGATTGAGAAGTACGAACCGTTGATCGGCAGCGTCATCAAGCGTAAGAATCTATATTGGTTGGATGAATACGATGAATTGATGCAAGTTGGACGGATCGGGTTGTGGAAAGCGTTATCCGATTATGATCCGGAAAAGAATAACAAAATTGAAACCTTCTTGTGGATGTCAATCTACCGTCGGTTTATAGACACCTATCTGCGTAAACATAAGACTATCGAACGTGACGGTGAAACCCATTCGTTTCAGAAGTATTCCGGCAAAGAAGATAGCGAAGAAGGATCTGGCAATTTCTTTGTAGATCTACAGACGCCGGCCATTGATTCATTGAATCATATCATCTTTGAAAAGGTTGTTCACGACATTCAAAATCATCCCATGAAGGATACTGCCCAGATGGTGTTAGATTATTATATTGACGAACTTGGATACCAAGAAATTGCAGACAGGTTTGGGATTACGCGTGGTGGCGTGAATATGCGGATCAAGGCGTTTATCCAATCTTATCGCAAACAGTTGATCAGAGAACATTACTTCATGCCGGAAGACTTAAACATGGCATAATCTTGTTCTACGCTTATTTTCAGACTTATGGACGAATGTTTGGTACAAACCAATATAAATACATGTCCCAACATTTACACGCGTCCTACAAATGCTCAAATAAAATTACTATTTTATCGCTAAAAAAAAGGTATGGTCTTTTTATGGATCATACCTTTTAATTTTATGCTATTCTGCCGAATCCAACAAGTTCAACATCAATCGAATCATCTTGTTGGTCTGCTTCGTCAATGCCTTAATCTGCTTCGTGTTCTGCGTTGTGGTCGGTGCAGTCAACGCTGTGTAGACTTTGTTTTCGTCAATCGCCGTTTTCAAGAACGCATTGATGCTCGTCCTGTTTTCTTCGCTCAACGTGAACACTAACCGTTGCGTTTCAACTTCGGCTAACTTTGTCGGTGTCGCACCTTCAATCCATTGTGTACCATCCCATTTCGGACTGATGAATCCTTGCGGTACATCCACTTCAATTCCTTTTTCGGTCAGTTCATCAAACGTGAAATCATCACGCAAGAAGTTTCCGTTTAAGTCAGTTACTCTGTATAGTTTCATGTTGTTTCACCTCACGCTTCTGCCTTGAATATGATTCCATCCAATGAATAAGATGCTGGTATCGTCCCATAAAATTCAGCACTATTCCCACCACTTAAAACAAGTCTTGCTGTTACTGTATTAGTTGATATATTTATTAAAGGAAATGCTAAATTTCTTAATGACTTATATCCTGCTGGTAACAAAAATGTTGAAGTGCCTGCTTGTGTTACATTGATTCTTCCCCTCAATGCAACCATTCCAATAGACGTCTTAAAATAGCCAACATCATAACCGCTAACATTTGTCGCACCATTCAACAATGTCGGTGTAATCCACGCTTCCTGTGTCTTATCTGCTTTCGTGTTCAGAATGTTCAGCAGACTTGCTAATTCCACCGTTCCGTTAAACCATGAGTTTGGGAAGTTGGCGAGTAGGTTATCCATTTGAACGGCGGTCGGTTCTTTCCCTGCACCGAAGATGGATGTTAGGTCGAGAGCAAGAACGTATTGGAAATCTATAAGTGCGTTTAATGCAACACCAGAACTTGAATATGTCGCAACTGTTTTCAACGCTATAAAACCCAAAACATCAGACGGTTGTGTTGCCACAAAACTCATGTCATACCAAGTATCAAGAACCAACCCTGTTTTTACTAAAATTTGGTTTGTTCCTGCCGTAATTCCATCTACAATAAATTCAAATTGATTGGGTAATGCTGTTCTGAATCGAACCTTTAATTTTGCATAAACTTTTTTCCCTACGGCTGAAACAAACGAGGTTGCGTGTGTTCCAATAAACATAGTCGATGTTCCATCGCCTGTTGAAGTCATAATATTCGATGCCGATGCTGTGGAAGCACCCGACATAGACCACCCTGTCGTACCATTGCTGAAATCCCCATTGGTCACCAAGTTTGTCGCAAGAAGTCGGTCAACCTTTTCATTCCACAACTGCTTCACGTTCGCAAGTTCAGATGTTCCGTTGAACCATGAGTTCGGATAGATGGAAAGCAATCGGTCGATTTGCTCTTTGGACGGTTCAAGACCAGCGCCGAAGATTTGAGTGAGATTGATTAACAAGATATTATCTGCTTCAAAGATTTTCCCATTTGCGATAGCGGCACTTGGGAAATAACAACGCACACCACCTCTTAAAATGGGTCGGTCAGCCGTTAGTGTGTATATGGTAGAAACCCTTGTGTCAACAATTGGCTTCCCTAAACTTGAAGGGATTTCGACCGTAGAGGCATTATTATAAAGTTGTAATGCAACATAATCAGCTTCGGTTGGAACTTTTACAAGTGCCGATATGTACACTTTATCATTGAGTAGAGCCGATGCCCCTCCCGCAGACGGAATCAACAAAACACTTGAACTTGCCCCCGTTCCTGTGACTAACGCTTTTCCATTGGTTACTGCCAAAGTGCCATTTCCCGCACTCCACCCTGTCGTACCATTTGAGAAATCCCCATTCGTTACTAAGTTCGTTGCCATTACCTTGTCGGCTTTGAGTGCATCTTTGGTATCGACTTCGGTTTCGGTGTAGTACCGTCCATCATGGGTATGCAACGTGGTATCGCCACCATCGGTCAAGTCAAGTGCGTTCACATCGGTAAGGTTGTTGACTTCTGCACCGGCTTCAATCCCGGACAACTTCAACTTTTCATCGGTTGTGATCAGATGCTTCGTACCGTCAAAACTTTCAACATCGGTAATAAGCAACTTCCCATCCCATTGCAAGGCAAGAGCGTTGGATCGGTTGGCATCGTCCGTTCCGTTTCCGACAATATAGGCATGATCGGTTGGATTGGCAACACTTGGGTTTCCTTGAATGACATTCCACTTTCCACTTGCGTGTTGTGCCTTACCATACGCAACCGTACCCAATCCTTCTGCGTGAGATTGTTGCCCTTGTGCAAAGGTTTGAGCCCCTTCGGTATGTGCTTGGTTATTGGATGCTTCGGTATCGTATCCTTCGGCATGGGAAAAGTCACCCAATGCTCGGTTATTCGCACCTTCGGCAAAAGAGTTTACACCACTTGCGATTTGACCACTTCCGATTGCTTCTGCGTTTACACCGGAAATTGTAGATGTTCCGGCCCTACGTACCTTTTCGGTGTCCAACTCGTCGATCGCAGTTTGGACGTTAGTCGCTGCAATACCACCCGCAGGGGTATTTGGAATATCAACGGCGTTAAGGGTAACATCGCCAGACAAAGCCTTTGTATTGACTTTTTGTGTCTTATCAACTTTGGAGTTGATCTTGGTTTCTAAATTGGTTGCACCATCCGACATCGTGACGGCATTTGCCCGTGTGCGTGGATAAATTGTATCCCCGTTGGCATCCACCATTGTCTTAATATATTTAGCCATTCAACTCACCACCTTTTCTCACATAAAACGAGTATTTTATTTTCATGTTAAAACCTCCAAAGGATCTGTTAACGAAATCAATCCGTATCCGGTAATCTTGTCCACCTTGTTTCCAAGTAGACCATCGACTTCGCTCTCCGTGTAATATCTTGAATCATGGACGTGTAACGAAGTGTCGTTGCCATCGGTTAAGTCCGTTATGGCAGAATCGGCAATCAAACTCTTGCCTGCAACCTTATCAACCTTTAAATTAAGTTGCGTATTTAGAAAATCCAAGATGTCTTGCGTTATTACAGACATATCCGTAATGACAACCAACGAATCATCGACCTTTAAATTATAGATCGAAAAACGTTTGGTTTCACCAGTAGGAAGTTTCGCATAAGGTTGGATGTACAACGTTCCTGTTTTTAATTCGGCGTTCGTCATTATATAATTAACGATTGTGTCCGAACCCAAAGATTTAAAACTGGGGACGTTGCCCGGAATAATAAAGTCTACGAATTTCGGCCAATCTTCATAGTCAGTTTCAGTAAAGTCAAGCACAAGTTTAATCGTTTGGTGATCACCCTCGTAGGGTGGGTTCCCCGTGACTGTTTGTGTGTTGACATAATAAGTGATTTGTTCCATTATGTAAGCACCTCTTCTGGGTCGGTCAACGTAATCAAACTGGTTGCTTCAATCGCATTGATCTGATTCTGCAAGTTGTCAAATTCAGTGTTCGCAAAAACGAACCCCGCCCTTGCACGGATCAAACGCAATAAAGCACTGTAATCATAATTGTCAATCCCTTGATCGGATTCCGAATTTGGGATTTGGGTCTGGTATCTTAGTGACATTATTTCACCACCTTAAAAGGAAACCCCGTAATCCATCCAGACTACGGGGTTTTTATACTTAATTAAAATGCAATACCATCTTTGCCAAACCCGGCGCACCTTTTGTTTCCAAAATATGCCCAAGTTCATAAAAATGTTTATCCGTTGCAAACGGCGACGTTGGTAATGCTTCGGACTTGATCTGTCCAGAAACATATCCCGTATCCCCCGTAATAAATCCACGCGCTAAAAATGCACGGGTCGGCGCGTTCTGGAAATACGCTTCGGCAATACCAGATACAACAACCCACATCGGCTGACCGTCCGCAACACCCGATTCGTAAATAACGCCGATCGGGTTAGGAACATCAACGACAATGTTACGAGCCGCATTATCGGTCGTATCGCTTGTGGTTACTGCATATCCCTTAACGGAAGCACCACCGGTTTTGTTGATCAACTTAATCGCATAACCACCTTCGGGCGTGATAAAGAAATTAGCTGATGCTTTTGTCACTTCCCAACGTAAATTAGCGGCGTTCCAATATAATAGATCACCACTTGCACGCGTCGGAGCATAAACATCTGTTAACCGCGATAATGCTTGAATGTTGACAACACGAACAGAGAATGTTCCGTTTGATCCATGAGCACTTACAACAATCCCCATCGAGATTTGTTGGCTTGGCGCAGTCGGTTGAACTTTTGTCATTTTGCCAGCCAACGTCGGATGTGCCCACAAAATATCATTATCAACCCAAACTTCGCTAACGGGCGTTCCACTTGTATCAAAACCACGAACCTTACCGACATAAGTACACAAACCGTCGGCGTTGATTGCAATGTGTTCGGTGGCGATACCAAGAATATAAGCACCCAACATTGTTGCCGGATTAAAACGTTTAACGTTGATTTTACCACTATTCCCAATAGTTCCAAAATATGCCACAACATCACCGTCAACAATTTCAACAGAATCAACGTTGCGAATACGGATATATTGTTCAAGACCGATGGATTGCATAACATTTCCACCGTTCATCCCCAAGGTTAATGTGCCTTCGCCCGTATCATATTGAAGTTGACCAGTGGTTATTGCGCCAAGCGTTACAGTAGTGTCAAAACTTAAAACATCAACGTTGGAATTGCTTCCATCCAAATCCATCTTTAGATCAAGCGCACCCTGTTGAAGCGTAGATATTGGCTTGTCTAAGTCGCTTGTATTGTCAACGTTGCCAAGACCAACGTCTGATTTTCCAAGATTGACGTTGGCTGACAGTGCATAACCATTAACCGTTATTGTTTCATCAACCTTTAAATCCAACGCTGTTTGCGTAGCGGTAGAAATTGGTTTGTCAAGATCACTTGTATTATCTGCGTTATCTAAACCAACGTCGGATTTCCCTAAAACAACATCCCCGATGCGGGTGTTGACACTTGTAACCGTACCAACATCGTCTGGTACGACTATCTTATTTAAGTATGCCAAATTTATACCCTCCTTTCTTAATTGGATACATGGTTACAGAAAGTTCGAATAATACTTTGCCGATTGCTAACAATTTTGCTTTCATAATATACCTTTCTGTGACCTTGAGGGTCAGTTAATCCATAACTATCGGATACCCTGTGTTTGAGATATTTCCGATAAAATTGTAGGCGTATGTTTTGCAATTCGCATTTAGACCGATTGCATCTTCATCGGTCGAACAGTTGATTAGGATTGCTTTCCCTGCGACATTTGCTTCAAAATAGTACGTTCCTAACGAGTAGGTAGAATCGACCATATCGCAATCTATACAGATGGAATAGCAACCGCCGACATCGGCTAAAACAGGCCCTTTCGTATTACTTCCCGAACACCCGATTCGAAGCACATTTGCACCTTCGTGAGCGGTTGTTGCATTGTTATTATTATCTGTTCGGTCAAGACCTGCGTTATATCCTTCGACAACGTATTCAAGCACTAAACAATCCCTGCGATTATTCGTTGGAACATTCGTGAAGTGGTAGTTGAATACATCGGCTTTCGCATACCCTCCGAAACAATTGAATAGTTGCACGTTCTTGACATCTTGCGTTTCGAAGGCATTTCCATAATTCGTTGTCAATCTTCCTTGCGAAGCGAACGTACACCCATTTGCGACCACCCGACCGACAACCGTACTTCCTGTTGCGTCACCTTTGATGATGATTCCGCCTAATTCAAAATTGAGAGCGCAGAAGTCGATATTCTCGAAATAGATTCTTGAAGTTCCGAGCAAGGTGACGGTCGGCGTTGTGACTTGCACGCAAGCAGCGATGTTCGTATCGGTCGGAATCAATCCGTCCGATGTATGCACCCATATATAGGTGCTATCGGTGTACCATGAGTTGATGTTCGCTTGACAGTTCGCTAAACTCGATTTATTGTCTAACGGAATGTAAACCCCATTCACATCTTTGCGTCGGAAATCGTAGACCGCATAAACACCTGTTCGTGATGCTTTCCACGTTCCTGTTCCATCTTGTGTCCACGTCAATCCACGTTGCCCCATCGACATGACGATTCTCGTTCCTGCCACGTTATGCACGATGGATATATTCTTGTTGGTAAACGTGATTGCACCTAATTGTTCGTCACGGAAGAATGGAACGGTGCTTGTGACGACGACGCTATACTCTGCATCTGCACCAGCGGCGGCGATGGTACACGCTTTTTGAATCGTCTTATACGGTGTTCCAATCGTTCCATTCCCTGTCGAATCACTTCCACTTGAAACATTGACATAGATTTTCGTGCCTGTTTTCAATGCACCAAAATCCATATCATGTTTGATTACGTTGGAACTATCCCGATAGAAATTACATGGAAGTGTCGGAGTGAAATCGGATGGCTTCTTGAACATCCCATACTCATCAAACCCAAACCGATATTTTTTAGGTTGTTTCAGATTCAATTCCGTTTGTGTTGCAATCGATACGGGTTTATTTGCGTCAGAAGTATTATCTACATTTTCTAATCCAATGTCTGATTTCCCACTTATAACGGATAATTTATTTAAATATGCCACACCTAAGCCACCGTCCCAATCCAGTTAAACGTAATCCCGTTTTCATGGATCCGTGCGCTTTGTACAAAATCAAAAGCAATACCCTGCAATGCTCTCAAATGAATAAACGCGCCACCGTTAATTGAAATCGTACATGCTTGATCGTTCATTAATTCAAAATCCGTTAATCGTTGAGCAGTATTCGGAAGAATTTCCGCGTCTGCAACACTGGTTAAAATCGAGTTAGACCCTACCATGCGTGTTCCTGAGATGTTCATTATGGTTTATACCACCTTCCCCGATTTAAGTCCGGCGACTAACCTTGGGTATCCGCGGGTTCAACACCCGAAATGGATTCGGGGTCTTCCGTTGCTTCTGCGATTTCAACATCGGTCACTTCTAATTTGACCTTTGCTTTTTCTTGATACTTCAAGATGTTCTTATAAATAGCAACGCCGAAGATTGTGATCAGAGCGGCGATACTGGCGGTTTCTGCCAACCCCTCTTTTAACAATCCCGACATTTCGATGACTTGAATAAATCCAACGGCGCTAAACGCATAAAAGAATACGCTCAAAATCCCAAAGATGATTTCGGCTAATCCATTCACAAAGCGTTTACCATCGAAGGTCTGTTTCAATTCAAACAGGTTAACCTTTAAACTAACTAAGAATAAGGCGATAAACGAAGCTGCCAAGACCGCCATCGAAACGATCAACAACGGTGCTTGCGCCAAGAAAGCGTCAATGATTGTGTTAAACATATTTTTGTCCCTCTATTTCTTTTCGTACAATGTTTTCGTAACTGCCGAAAACGACTTAACTTGTGTATCCAAAGCCACGTTTTGTTGCGTTAACGTAGCGATCGAAGCATCTTTTAATGCAATCGCCGAATTCTGTTTCGCAATCGTCGCATTGGCTTCGTCCAACTTTTTCTGCAAGATCTGTTCGGGTGTCAATACATCCACAATGGATACGGATGCGACCATTGCGCTATATCCATAATGTCCATTGATATATACCTTGACCCATTTGAAACCGTCAACGATATTTGTAGACTCTTCTAAAATATCGATCACTTGATTCTTCGGCAATTGTGCAATGACCGGATACATCGTAGATGCTTGTTCGCGCACATTGACAGCAACATCGCCTGTCTTAACCCCTTTATTCGCAACGGTCATCATGGTCGCAGGAACGGTAGCATAAACCCATTTATCTTTATAGGCATACCCCTCATCACTACCCTTAACGATCGCCGTGCCGGGTTTCAAATAGAACGCTTCCCACGCATGAACGCCATTTCTGGGCATCCAAGTGTTGTAAGATGTTTTATACCAACCCGGTGCGACATATTTACCACGTCCAACGCCGAAATGCACATGAACGCCACTTGCGTTTCCTTGCGCACCCTCTTTATACATGTATTCGCCACGTTTAAAGATCTTGCCAACAAAATAACTCATGGCTTTAAAATCGGCGTCATACATATGTGACATCATCCAATAGATGAAATCCGTAAACGCAGGGCCTTTTACTTCATCCAACGATTCAAACCAAACGGTGTTCGCGTTGGATTGCGTTGAATGATAAATGCCAACAACTTTACAATCACACGGTGCGACTATATTACGATCTTTCGCACATGCAAAATCTAGATTCTTTGTCCCTTTGTGCGAGTTCGCAATTTCACTACCCGATACGCAAAGGTGGTATTCGAAAAAATATGGTGTCTGTATCAAAATCATCCCTTCTTTCTTGTTGTTCTTTTAATTCAAAACCGTAACCAATAAAACACTATTTGTATTAAGTTGTGCGGCGGTAGCAGCTTCGCCAGACCATTGGGCGCGGAACTCGCCAGATGTAGCACAATTAAAAATCAACGAGCCATCAATATGATGGGGTGTATTGATAACGTTTACTCCAGAGGTTAATAAAAAACTTCCTGCCAAGTTACTTGCACCAATAGCGTAAATCGGTGCCTTTAACTCTGTCGCTACGGTTGCGGACGAAATTCCACCCTCAAGATAGCCAACGACCGCACCAGTTCCGCTTGGCAAATAAAAACCAAGTTTACCACCGGTGGTAGTTGTATTCGTCTGATATAAGGCGATAATTTCAATCCTATATATTTTCCCTGCCGTAACAGGGAATGCCCAACCCGTAACGTCTTGCAACGTCGTTGTCGAATTTGAAAATGGTGCGGTTAAACGATACATAGCAAACGGGGCAGACCCACCAGAAACTACTAAGTCGCCACCACCTAAGATTGACGAACCATTGATTGTTTTGATATTCGTAGCACTCACTAATGTATCTTGTTTCGACGTCGCCAATCCGCTATATAAAGAGTTGACGGCGTTATCACCAGTATTAGAACCACTAAGCGTTGTAATTCCCAACTTAGTTTTAATGGTCGAAGTGGTTTCGTCCCCACTATTCGCACCCGAAGTATTCCCTATAACAATAAGTTGTGCGTCGGTGACATAACGTTTATTCGCAGAATCTGCAATATCGACAGTCGTCGCATCGGATCCACCAGTAACCAACCCTTTTGAATCATATGTCACCTTGGTTTTGGTTGCACCGGTAATAGCGACATTAGCAGCCACACCTCCCAAGCCACTTAACGTTTGATCGCCCGTATTGGTGCCACTAACTGCGTCTAATGCAGTTTTGTTGCTATGTGCATGTAGCGCAGCTTTTTCTGCATCTGTGACATAATTATCATCTGAACCCATCGCAGGTTGTTTTGCGTTCCACGTTGACTTTTCGGTATCGGTGACCAAACGATGAGTTTCATCATCTGTCAAATCACTAAGTTGATCGGGGATAACCAAATTGTCTAACTTTGTTTTATCGGTATCTAAAAGTAATCCTTTGGTACCATCGAATGATTCTAAATCAACAACCTTTAACACGCCGTTCCATTGTAACGCCGCGGCATCTGACCGATTTGCGTCGTCAGTCCCGTTTCCAATAATCCAAACATAATCAGTTGGACTATGCGAACTAGCCGACCCGTTGGCAATATTATATTGACCCCCAGCATGTTGGTTTTCACCTTGTGCTATCGTACCCTCGCCCTCGGCATGAGATTGTTGTCCATACGCAACCGTATCAAGACCCTCTGCATGCGATTGTACGCCTTGGGCGTATGTGCTAGCGCCCTCAGCGTGGGCATTATTTGCAGAGGCATCGGTTCCATAGCCTTCCGCATGCGCGGCGGTGCCAGATGCGAACGTCAATGTTCCTTCGGCATGCGCGGCGTATCCAAAAGAACTCGTATGATCCCCTTCGGAATGAGACGCAATATTCGTAGCCCTAGTTTGCATCCCTTCTGAATGAGAATACGCACCCTCTGCTTTATTGTTAAACCCAGATGCAAATGCATTTAATCCAGAAACGATATTTAAATCACCAGTCGCGAAAGAGTCACTGCCAGATAGTTCATTATTAATCCCTATAGCAGCAGCCCTTGTACCCGAAATAGATCCACCCGTCTGGAGCGAAATAAATGAGTCCAAATCAGACACATCTGCCTTCCCTGTTTGCAAATCACTGATTGCGGACTGTAACGCACTATCATCATAATCGCCACCACCGGCATTGCCAGAAGGGTGGTCTCTCATCCATTCAACCAACGTCTTAAGTTCGTTAATGGTGGCATTAAGATCAAGTGGTTTAGCGCTCGCAGGAATTTCTTCAAGTTGATTATTGGCTCTTTGCCCACTTTGATAGTTTTTTAATACATGCACGAAGTCACCCCCTCACATAAAATAGATATTTTATCATATTATGGTTTCCAACGACCTACGGCCAGAACGTGAGTTGTACAAGCAACCCTTGCGCCACTTGCATTAAGAACATTTAATACAAGTTCTGTAAATGTTCTTGAATAAATCTGACCCACTAAAACCCCGATCGTTGGTGATTCTGCGGTAACTTGGGCAAATACAAATGTTTGGAACGTTTGTGGATAAGTCCACGTTGTGTTGGCTGAACTACTTGAAGAAAGTGCGTGTGAACATATCATCGTGCCATCTGGGAACTTGGTGTATTGTCCGTTGGCATTTGATCCAACCACAATGCCAAAGTTTGCATCATAATACGCAACTTCTTTCCAACCACCGGCGCTAACAACAATACCCCCTGCAACCGTGCCATTCCTTATATATGTTTTAAAATTCGCAAAATCATAATATGTCTGGGAAATCGTATCGCCCCCAGCTTGTAAAACCAACAATTGCCCATAATCAGACGCCCCGGCAGGCAAACCTGTAACCGCATCGACGCGATACATACCACTAACAATAACGGTATTAAGGTTAACACCAGCAACAGCCGCGGTCTTGCTAACACTATCAAATATACCCTGTTCAATCTTGTTTAAATTCGTCGCGTTAAGCGCCGGGGCTGTTCCATTCACCCACGTTGTTTTTGTGTAAGCCAAACTGATCGCCCCTTTCTATTTGTGCGCAATCCACCCTTGTGAAATGTCGCCATATTTATACAATAAGTAAACTTTCTGACCGGGCAACAACGTTGCGCCTGTACGATTTGTATAATTGACCGTACTTGCGTTCGTAAAATCCGGCGGCAAATACAACGTCGCCGTACCTAGCCCAACGTTATAGGTCGCAACCGTACACGCCATGGTACACATGACTTGTTGATCGCGCAACACATTACGCAAAACTTTTTCAACAATTGTAATGATCATCGAATATAACCCAACCGCACTCTTCTCTTCGTTTTTCTTCATAAATTCCTCCTTACATCAACCCCGTAACCTTAACCAAAGCAATGTTCGATTGGACATTCGTACCAATCGGTAACGTGATTCCCTTAACTAAATAAGGGGAAAGATTGTCCCCCGTCGTCGGATCGGTAACGGACAATGTATCGTTTACATCAACATGGTACAATGCCAAAGTGGTGGCAGAAACGCTCGATTGACGTGCTTTCACATTCTTTAATTCCCAGTTTGCCCGAACCGTCGCCAAATCATCCGTCGTAATCCCCTTGGTGTAATCGGTTACGACATACAATTTCTTAACGCCGTAATTCTGATAACTATTCGGGTCTAACGGATCATTGTTAATGGCTTCGGCGATAATAGGCGTACTTGAATCTTGAATGTTATCTGCACGAACTTGAACGGCGTTATAAATCTTATCAAAAGACAATTCTTTCGAAACGCCAAGATAATTATAATCTAAGTAATTCAAATCAAATACCGGTGCCTTGATATTGTCATATTCAAACGGACGCATCACAAATCGCCCCTCGGAATCGTAATAAACATAGCAACTCATATTGTAAGCAATTTCCAACAACAAATCTGCAACCGTTTCGCCAGCTTGTTTAGTAATGTCGTAGGTAATAGTTGCGCCTACTAAACTTTCGTGGATCAAAGGAAGTACAGGGTCGCGAACAATATCAAAATTAAGGATTGAATGAATCAACCCGACAATTTCACTTCCGACGGGGGCAGTATACGTCCCGTCCAAAACCCCACCGTTTTTACCATTCAACATCGACCATTTATCCGTACCCGAAACCGTAACTTTACGGTCTGAATACTGACTTACCAAAACGGGGTTATCAAACACATAGACGCCCTGCGTAAACCACTTAATTTTAGATCCAACGGCGTAACCTAGTGATAATCTAAATTTATTCCCAATACTGATATTCGTAAAAAACGACGTATATTCTCGCAACGCATTGATCAACGAAAAGTTACATGTACGACGAACCCCTTCTTGCAATTGATTACTTGTCGATCCATCGGCATTTTGCACATCGGAAATCAACGTATCATAAATAGTTTCGTCTTCAAGACGCAACAAATCAATCTTGAAAAACGCTTGCCGAACGTTTGTCTTCAAATAGTTTACATAAGAAGTAAACGATGGCGTCTGCGCATCCCAACGAGAATTTAGTCCAGAACCAACGCTAATCGTCATATATTGTGGAACAACAACCAAATTGTCTTCTTGTGGATAAAGAACGTTCGATGGATATAAAGTTGGAAGAGGAACTAGACCCTCAACGTAAATGCCGGGAACAACTGGATAAGGCATAATATGACCCCCTTAAATAAAGTTCCCACTAAACGTGAGAAACCCAGTGCCGAATATGACACTCATCGTATCGTCATCCAAATAAATATCCTCATCGAAATCAATATCCACCACATACGGATCAATAACGTCCGTATCGGCTGTCAAATAAACACGCACATATCTGGCAGTCCCCGTTACATTGAGCCAAGTAGCATAATTTTGGTCGCCAACAATCGGGGTCATAACAAAGGCTCCCATTGTATTTTCTTTAACTTCCGTCGTAACTTGAACAAAAGTAGTCCCGGAAACGGGGATCAACGTAGGGCTTAACAATTCAACCCTTACCGATCCTGCTAAATACGGTAAAATATAACCAAACCCATAAAGAGGGTTTAGGACGCGATAAAGTAAATCGGAATATATTTCATTCCTTGCCATAAACCCTCCTTAAATGTAGTTTGAACTCTCAAAAGATATAAACCCAACATTCGTAAAATCTAATACAACATCGCCATCTACCAGATAAGATTCGCCAAAATCAATAAGTGCGCAATTGATTTCGGTGGTGCTTGGCAAGACCTGTTTAATTAAAACCCTGCCAACGCTTGCGCCACCAACGCCAACCCATGTCAACGTAAGCGGAGAAACCACCATGTCAAAACTGGTTGCACCTTTTGTCAAAGACGTAGCCTCAAAACTAATAGGCGAACCAACGTTTGCGCCCGCACTTGTTTGTAGGTACGCCTTGTACTGCCCATTTTGAGCATTATATGGATCCACCAATGGCAACTTTACCATTTTTACTTCCGGTTCGGATGGGTACATATTTAACACTTCGTCTAAATATGTTTTGTAAATCCTTGATGTAAGTGTCACACTATCACCTACTCAATAATATCGTCGCGTTGTTCCCACTGGAAAGAACACAAATAGGGTTGCGAGGATATTCCATTATGCAGCGGCAATTCTTTAAACCCAGATGTGAATACTGGGAAGATCCTTGTGGGTGTACGACGATCCTTAACCAACTTTCGACTCGTATTGCTAGGAGATACCAAGTTGGCAATTTCACGCAACAAGCCATTGGTATTGGTGAAGTCATCGTGTAAATTATCCACGCTGATCAACCCAAGACCACTCGACGAAGATGAACGCAAATTACCAACGCTATATGCGTTATAACGCAAATTTGTCTTATATTTTGTGAAATCATCCTCTTGCGTAGTTTCGCCACCCTCAAACTGAACGTCGAACAAATATGATTTATCCGCATCCAAATCAATCAAGAACCAGCCATAATAAATAGCATCAATATAATTTGTTACAACACTATTACCGGCCACAAAATCACCAGACCAAACATAACCAGTTGTGACATACCCAGAAAAGCCAATCTTATAACGATAACTTTTACTGGATTGAACCATATAATCATGGTATAAAACCGTCGCCGCAGGCAACAAAGCAATAACCTCATAGGACGCTTCGCCATATGTTTGACGGTACAAGATAATGTTGGTTACGTTTAATGTATCATAGGGAACCATATCGCCGATCAACATCTGAACGGGCGTCAATCCAATGACCACATTCATGCGTCCATTATCGCAATCGTTCGTAGCAGTAACCGCATAAGACTCTTCGGGGATAGGGATTGGATAAGTTACATTCAATACCACCAATCCAGTGTCTACATACTGATCCAAAACGCTCCAACCGGTAAACCGCACCTTAAAACTCTCGCCATGCGCTAAGTTTTCCATGGTGTAATTTGCATAAGATGAAAACGTTTCAGAAGTTTGCAATAATAGATTTTCTGCCGAATCGTACAAATAGAATGTATATCGATTTAACGGGTACCCATTCGGATGAAAATAAGTCGGAACGATGTCCTGCGTTGCCGAAGTAGCAGTCACTAACGCCAACGTAAGCGTAGGTGTCCCGGCTGTACGGAACGGAACCTGTTCAGAAAAAACCATGGCTTTGACAGTCGTGGTGCCTGTAGTAGATGCCACAATGCGATCAACAACCAAACCGTTTCTTGCGGCTTCAATCGTGTTAAAGGCATAATAGTCGCCGGGGTTCCCAGTAGGAACCAAATAAAAATCTTGGATCCCACCAAAAATCGTAGCGCTACTCATAAACACATATTCCGCTAATGAATAGTTCGCGTTGGCGATTGTAATAATGTCGCTTGTAGCAGTCGATGACAACGTATACCCTTGACCTAAACACTGAATCGAATACGACATTTGTGAATTTTCAATGCCATAGGTCGTCCAGAAAGAAGCGGGCATCGTATAACTAATTGTCTGTCCGTTATACTTTACAGGCGAAACTGTCACGGGGACTGTCGCAATGGGCACCCCCGTGAACAGATCGAAAAAATTGATATTGTATGCCGATAAAACTTCGCCATTAAAAACGAATTGGAAAGCATTGTCAATCGTAGGATCAATGGCTTCATTTTGTGGGGTCATCGTCACACGATTGGGTTTATACATTTTCATACATCCACCTACTTTCCAGAACGGGCAAGCGCAGTCGCCCTTGAGATAATCGCTTCTAAACTATCGCCATCTTCGCCATTAACGATGATGTCGCCATAAATGTTATATGCCATACCACTACTGCCGGTTCCCATACGGGAAGAAGGCTTGCCACCCATCTTGCTTAACATATTACGCAATACACGGGTTTCTGTGGAATTTGAAACATATTCCTCGTTGTTTTGTGAACCATGCAACATTGCAGGCCCAGTAAAATCAACCAATCCACCGTCCGAATAACCACGAAGATTACGGATTTGCGCGTCATACCCCGCAGATGTATCTTCTTTTCTGCGTTCCAAAGCGTCAATCTGATCTTGGATTGCTTTTTCTGCCATACGTTCACGAACATCTTTAAGGTTTTCTTCGGCACCCTGTACGGCGCCAGCGTCCGAAACCCATTGCCAGCCCGTACTTGTGTAGACACGGGTATTCCGCTGATTACGGGCACGTTCAAGATCATCTAACGCCTTTTGCAAGTCAATCTGATTTTGTGTTTCTTCGTTTTGCGATTTCAACAAATCAAGTTGGCGTTGTAACCCGTTAATTTGGGCGTCAATCGCACTTAATGCGGCGTCTTTTTGTTTTTCAAGAAGATCAATCTGTCTTTGAACAGCATCAGAAAGTCCACCGGTTGAAGTAGACGCAGAGTTTGTAGCGTTCGTATAAGAAGACAACGTTCCCGGTATAGCAGACATGATTGTTTTATACGAATTCAACGCCGCAGTCATCTGATCAACGGTTTTCTTTGCGTTAGAATAAGCAATACCATAAGCATATCCGGAACCTAACAGTTGACCCTTCGCCATCATAACCGTAATGGTATTCATAATGGTTTTTGCTTGGGCAATTTCTGCTTCAATTTCGGCTTTGGTTAATTTTAAACCATTGACCGTAGCAGTGCGCTTAGCATTGTAATATGCTTCGGCTGCTTTGGCATTGAGTTTATAAACGCCATTTTCAACGTAAAGAAGATCAATTAGGTCGCTTCCACTTTCCATCAAGCCCAAAACGGTTTCGATAGAAATTTGACCATTATCCGACATTTCTTTATAGAGACTGGAAACGCCTGCTACACCAGCTTTAAGACCAGACATTGCAGACGCTAACTTTTCGTAAGCGCCAGCCTCTTTAGATGCTTTTTCGTAAACAATCTCTGAATTCTCAGCCAAATAAGCATCAACATTCTTTAGGTATTCAAGTTCAATTTGTTGAAGTTCAACGCCAGCTTTTCGCGCATCATTAAGATCTTGATACGCATCAAGGTATATTTCAAGGTTTTCCGGCTTTTCAATGCCCGGAAGAGATGTATCAAGAACCTTGCCACCAACGGAACCGTCATTATACGCGAACTTACCCTCTGGCATGCCACCATAAAAAGCACTAACTAATCCACTCGCAGCATTTCCACCAAACTTCTTCTTATAAAGGCGTTCTTGTTCAATGCGCAATAATTCTTCCTGCGCTTGAATTTCAAGATTGAGCATATTAAGACGTTTCATTTCGTCAGAAGTCAATTCGTCTTGTGCACGAAGTTTTTCATATTCATCACGCAACGAAGAAACACGCGCCGTTAAATCATCAACGTTGTCGCTAACGTCTTTAATACTTTCAAATAAACGATCGAACCATTCAACATTATTGCGCAACCAATCGAACAATTGTGGCAATAATGTAAGTAACAACAAAATACCGCCAGTAGCCAATGCACTCATTGCAATTTTAGCAGTAGTGGCAGATCCGGTCAATGTAATCAACCCGTCTGACGCGGATATAAAGGCTCCTTCCAATCTTGGGAACAACATTACCAAACCATTGATAATGGTATCGCCAACGCCCAACGCTAATTGTGTTACCGCCCATTCCTTTTTAAATGCGCCCAACAACATAATCGCCGCCGGAACAACAACCGTCCAACCACCAAGAGCAGAAGCAAAATTAGCAATGCCACTTGTTAGATCGACAACGAATTTCAAAAAAGACGAATCCAACATTGTTGAATATAATTTTTCTAAATTAGCCTGCAATTGGGCAGACTTACCGGCGAACGAATCCGTATATTCAGCCATACGTTTTGCAGAAAGCCCCGCCGATTCTTCGGCTTCGGTCGTCAAACGAATAACTTCGTCGTAATTCTGAAAAGCCGTGACCAGTAAATTTCTTTGCCGGGTTCCAGCCAACGCCGTAGCGATAGCAGACTGTTCAAGTTCGGTGAACGTTGACCAACTTTTGCCAACATCATCCAAAACATCTTGAAAGTCTCTGAATTCATCTTGGTTTTCGCGAAGTTTAATTCCGACTTTGCCCAAAACAGCTTCAACATCATTGATGGCGCTTCCGTCATCATCAATAAACTTACCGACTTTAACATTGCCAAGACGCGAAAATACGCTCTTAAATCCTTGACCAACTGTTTCGGCGCTTAATCTTGTAACGCTTGAAACGGTGCCGATTAAACCAACCAGACGATCAAGGCTAACACCGGAAATATTCGCGACCGAAGATACATAGGATATGGCAGTAGCCAATTCCTGCGCACTCGTGGCAGCTTTATTATCAACGGCGATCAACTTATCGACAACACTTGCAGCTTCGCTTGCCGCCAACTTATATCCATTCAACGACGCAATCAACGCCTGCGTGGATTCACTTGCGGACATCCCCGAAAGTTTACTTAAAGTCAAACTTTGACGCGTTAATTCCAATGCTTCTTCGGCGGTCTTACCGGCTCTGATCCATTCTTCGGCGCCTTCTGCGACTTGAATTGTAGTCGCACCAATTTCACGACCTAATTCATTGTACTGCTTAGTTAGCGCACGGGCAGAATCTTCGCTCATACCGGTAATAATTTGTAAGTTAGTAACCGCTTTATCTAAATCCTCAACATACTTAATCGCCGCACGAATCTGACGTAACGTTTGCATAATAACCGTTGCGGCAATTGTCCATTCGGCAAACTTAGCAATATTGTTTTTAAGAATATCACCAAGACCCTTAAACGAGCGCGAACTCTTGGGAACCTCAATATTAAGTTTGGCGGTATCTTCAAGAATCTTTCTTTGTTTTTCATCATACTTCCCGGTCGCCTGATCTACATCGGTAATGACAGCGCCATACCGACGATAACCAGAAAATACTTCGTTAAAATAAGATGCGCTTTTGGCGGCAGTCCCACGACTTGCTTCTGGATCTGTATAGCCAAAGAATCGGTCATTTGCAGACATATTTTCTACATCTGTTTTTCTCGCCTCGGCCATCTTCAAAGAATTCATTACGCCAACAAGTTGTTGCAGTTTTGATTTTTCTAATTCGTGTTGCTGGTTAATTTTACCTAACGCAGCTTCACGTTCAGACAGATTTTTCTTGTACCAATCGGCATGGGTTTTCTGCGTAGCATTTAATCGTGCTTCGTCATATTCACGTTTGAGAACCGTCTTTTGAATCGCCGCCGAAATTTCTTCGTTATACTTAACGATTTTCTGCTTGCCTTGTTCGGTAGCCGTTCCACCCAACTCAACATCAAGTTTGATTTTAGGTTTACTCTTAGCGGCAATCGCATTAAGTTGGCTTTGTATATCACTTGCGTTGATCAGTGCGCCAACGCCAATTTTATAATTTGCAGTCTTAGCCATATTAACCTCCTTTCCGGTGGTTATTTATTCTTTTCTACATAATCTTTCAATTTATCCAAGCCCTTCCAATTGCGTTCATCATCTGATATATCCGAATAGATCTTCGCCATTTCGGAAGATGCCCAACCATTCACGGAAACTACGAAATCAACTTCCATACCCAGTCGCAACATATGCGTTACGATATAGTGTCGCAATGAGTGAGCGTAGAACGGAACACCTAAAACGGTATCCCAGTCATCATACCAACCACGGGCAACGCCATCTGTCGGTATATCGCCATTCCGGTCAATAAAGATATAGTCGTGTGACTTACCTTTTTCTTCCATGATCTTGGCGCGTTCCTCTAACCACAAATGGTAGTAAGGTAAAAAGTCGTCCTTCAAGATGTACTTATACAACATCTTACCCTCTTTGGTACGACCCTTAGTTTTAATCATATTTTTAGTTTTTAGAAATAACCCATTGAACGCCGTATTTTCTTCGTCAATATCCGACATCCTAAATCGTAGGATTTCACTGATACGGGCACCACTACATATTCCCAACATTAAAAAGCACAAACCTTGATAACGTTTATGTTCCAACAAGAACTGCTTGAGGTTTTCAATCTGTTCCTCAGACAAAATCGTTTTCTCACGCGCCGCTACTTTGGGCATGGGTTCGATGGTTTTCAAAATAATATTACGGAATTGCGGATAGTCATCGTCGTAATAGTTTTCAATAAAGTTTGAAAAACTTGACAGACACGCCCGCATACGTCCAAACCTTGCAGACTTCCACTGTAGTTTTTCAGTGGCATAAGCAAAAAAGTCCGCTAACTCTATTTTCCTTATGTCAACAAAAAACTTGTTATCGTTTTCCAACAAGTTCCAACAAAAGAAAATATCAAGATCGGACGAATAGCTGGTGGTCGTTGTGGCAGAACTCGTTGTTGATTTGATCCGAATGAACGAATCCTGCAATTTCTTATTTTTTGGATTGACTTTTCCCAACAACTCGTCCGTGACAATAATTTTCTTAAATGTTTTCCTTGGCATAGTTACCTCGTTCTACGATCGTCCGACACGCTTCCGCGACATCGTAACGATAATGTGATACTAATTTTCTACTAGCAATTTCTAATCCACCGTTATCAATTATATCCTGTTCGTTAATGGATTGCTTTTCAGTCTGATCCATAAATTTGCGCAATGACGTTGCAAATAAAAGATATGTTTTATGGCGTTCCCGAAAGTTGAAAACAAACATGGGATAAACCCCTTGATGATTTGCTTGGTCACACAACCCTTTAATCTGATGAAACTTAATCATAGCCTGTTTTTTAGGCTCTCTGGCGAATGAAAAAGAAGTTCCCTTACTAGACTTTAACTCCAATAAAAAAATGCTCTGGTACGCGTACAGAACGGCGTCACAAATCTGATGCGACGTAAACCGTGTCTGGTCGTTACCGGCACCAAACCCTGCACTATCCTTTAAACGCAAATAAAAAAAGCCCTCGACAGACTTTCCAAAATCTTGCTCAAATGTTTTACCCGGATTCATTCTTATCCCCCTTTACCACGGAAATTCTTCCTGCTCATCTTCGGCGTTCGATCCAACACTTTCGCCATTCTTAATTACTTGTATGCCATATTTAGAAAATACCTCTTTGACAATCTTATCAAAGTTGGCATCCATTTCTTGAATGGTCTGCTTATACATCGCAACCGAAGCCGGTCTACCCGTAGGCGAATCGCCAGTTTCGATCCATTCAAATATGAGCGCACTAATCGGTACCCCTCGATACGTTGTAGATCCACCCATCATACGAGAACCCAACTTACCTTGACTCATAGGTGGCTTTGACGGCAGCTTCTCTGGATCGGCAAAGATTTCAAAACCCGTACTATCATCGTTAGGTTCAATCGAAATTGATTCCCAGAAGTCATGCGTCCGATCATAGAACCGGCTTTGTGGTTTCATATAAATGCCAATATCAATAAATTCGCGCAAATACGCTTGGACTTTAACGGAAACGTCGTATGTGACTTTTTGCATCAACATTTCCAAAGCAAATTTCAGTTCAGCATCATTGTTACATACTGGCGCCATTAAAATCACCTCGCTTTATAGATAGGGTTCAAACATCGCAACGATTTGTTCTTCACGTTGAAACCCGAATTTACGACCTCTTTCAATATCATCTACCACAACAATAAAACACGGAACGCTGCGAACGTCAAAGTTCGGGTAGGATCCGTCATTCTCTTTTTCTGCATCAATACGAACCACTTTGACACGCCCATACTTGGCTTCGATCTTGGCAAGCGTAGGTTCCATCATCCGACATGGAGCGCACCATTTCGTAAATACGTCATACAATACAATTTCACTATTGTTCATAATTTTACCTTTCAAGCATAAAAAAAGACACCCACATAACAACGTGAGTGTCTTTTCAATTTAGCGATTTAATACGAAGAACGCAATGGCGTCCCACGACTTAGCAATCCCTATTTCCCCAAAGTCCCCAGTGTAGTAGTTGTCCCTATCCTCATCATAAACCGGATAAGTTTCACCCTTAGCATAAACAAGATTGTCACCATCTTTAATATCGATTCTGAATATCAATGTTTTCATCCCAAGTTCCTCCGTTGTTTTGTTGCTAATCCTGTTTGTGGCTTATTTACAGACCTCTACAGCGTGATTTGATGCAAACCCATATAAGAACACCTGTAAACATTTACGCGTGTCCTACACAACTTAATACCAACCCCAAACGGGATGTTCACGTTTGTATTTAGCTGTCTTGCCATTGTAATCAACACCACTTCTACGAATCCTACGACTGGCGCGTTTCTTAGCAAAACGTGCGTTTACCGGATTGATCCCAACACGAATATAACGTTGTTTGGATTCATCGTAATAGGCGCCCTTGTAGAAACGACGACTTTCTTTGCTTAATTTGCGAAGACGAATTTGATCTTCATTCATGTAACACACCTCCAAGTGTATTACAACATATTATCTCCCATTATTGCCCCCATTGGTTTTCTGGAAGATACGATAAATCAATACCATATTCTTCCTTAATAGATTCTAAATAACGTTTGCAAGGTTGTTGATTTGTCGCTTTAGCGCTAAATATAACAACACCATCGTGCCCATATTTCTCATAAAAAGTATACAACTCTTCAATCTGATCAACCGAATCTAATTCAAAAGCATCCGCGCAAGGAAGATCGCCGGTGAATATACCGTTTGTATTTACGCAAATCTCAAGACCACCACCAACAAATAGCGTCAACTCGTTTAGCAAAATAGCCATGGCGCCCTCGTCGTGAAGAACATCGTGTTCAACGCCGTCTAACTCATAATAAACATGCGTCAAAACTTCAATGTTCTCTTTTTTACTTATGATCATTCCCGTGTTCCTCCTTATAAAATGCCGATTTTATGTGAAATCCAAAGCAGATAGAAATAACGAACCGACGGCAAATGCACATAATGTTGTTTATATGCGATTGCCGTGACCCTACCTTGAAGGCAACATACAAATTAAATATCTCTAGGCAAGGATTTGCACCCTGCATATTTCGGCTATTCCTCTTCGCAACCCTCTGAGTGATGCTACTTTCCACGGTGGTAACCTTACTTTCAGCCATTGCTGTGCGTCTACCTATTCCGCCACTAGAGAAATTATCTATTTGGCATTGGTTAGTTTATGTCAGTGTCCGTCACTGCCAAGTAGCCAACTTGGTTCGTAATATTGGTAAGTTTACGTCATACCGACCGATGCGCCCCTACGTCGCACAATACCAACCAGTTTCTGTCAAGGTGACTTGTCAGCCCACAAGTCTGACGTCGGTTTCGGATTTACATGCTAACCACAACTAACGGCTTGACCGTTATGAATAAATTAAAAATCTCTCGGCAGGGAATCGAACCCTACACGGTGTGATAAGCACCTATGGCTTGGGATTATCAGTTCCACAACATTCGCCACGCGTCTACGCCTTTTCGCCACGAGAGATTGTTGGCACAACCTGTGCCATGTATAAAACTTAAGTGGGCATGGTGGGATTTGAACCCACAAATGTCGTTATTACGGAATCCCCCGTTGGCTCGCACCGATTTTACGCTACGAGTTGTTCAACTGATTATTCGCCCATTACCGATCGTTCCTCTTCGCGAGGACGCGTGTGCCGTTCGCCACACACCCGTAAGTGAAGGTTTTACGGTAAACCTACAACCGTTCCACAAGGTAGCGAAATTCCTTGTAAGATATGTTGACCCCGCACGGGTTAACAACAAATAAAATTGGTATTTTATCGCCTAACCATTATTGATTTGCGCTTTTCTCTAAAATCAGACAGGCTGCAATCAGCAATGACCGTAATGATAAGTAATGTTTTGTGCGGTATCATTCTGGCAACCACCTCAACCCTAGATTTGCCCAAATAAATATGATAAATAGAATCTCTGTCTAAATACAATTCTTTTGAATTGTTGATTCTTAAAAGTAAGTTCTTAAAACCAACTCTTTCTTGAAGACGAATTTTAGAGTGTTCAGTAAAGATTAAATCATCACACAAACTATAATTACACACATTAAATCCCCTTTGATATAAATAATTGGTGCCGACTAGAGGAATCGAACCCCTACATTCGCCTTACAAGAGCGAACCCCTACCATTAGAGTTAAGTCGGCATGGTTGCGAGAGAATGGATTTGAACCATTGACCTCTTGGGTATGAACCAAGCGAACTGACCACTGTTCTACTCCACGATAAATCACCCCGATGGTTGGCGTTCGGGATCACACGCGATTGAGCCTACAACTCAAATTTAACGATAAGTAGGTAACGGGCGATAAAAAGGTCGCCACCTCGTTATATTTACGAGATTTTGCGAAAATTGTGACGATATTACTATCGGATCAATATCCCAAAATCCCATACAACGCACAAGTTATAAAAAATTAAAATATGTAAAATAGGGGTACCCTTGACGGGTTGGCTATGTCCCCGTATCTCTTTAAAGACCACCCAACGGCACGTCAAGTGGTGTGATAGCTGCCTCGTCTATCCTCAAGGGTTGTTTGGAAAAATAGCGCAGACATGTGCCTGTCCCCACTTGCAAAAGTACATACACTTTTGGGACTCTGGAAGTTTAAGGTCATTCCGGCGTAAGACCAACATCATTTGTTAAAAATTCTATCCAAGAACTTGTGAATTACATATCTAATCCTTACATTTAGATATGCTATGCGGAATCTTAGATCTTTCTTATTGTCACGAATTATTTCACTAACGTTTATTTTTTCAAATGGCATACTTACTTCTTCTTATTGTTGCTTTTAATCTTGTTGCCGTTAATGTTCACATGATCCCTATCATTGTTATTGATATGCACATGGCTTTTGTCAATAATAACGGTCGTCGGTTTTTCAACTTCCTTTTCAACGACTACCTCTTTTTCAATGACCACAATCTTTTCGGCAATTTGAACGACGGGCTTGGGTTGCTCAATGACTGACGCCACCGGACATTTATCAACACAACATTTGTTTTCCGGTACGGAAACCTGTACACAACCAACAAGAAGGAACAACACTGCCAAAATCGCTAAAATCTTTTTCACACCATCACCCCCTTTTATAAGATCTTGTCTTACTTAACCTATCCTGTAATAAGTTAAGTAAGACAGCGAGAGTATTAACCCTCGCGTCTTATGTGCATATTATATCATAGAACAATTATACTGTCAACACCCTACTTTTTACCATCCATCAAATCTGCAATGAACGGTAGTCGATCCGGCGAGACCTTATTGATCGAAGCGGAAAAATCGCCGATCATTTCTTTTAATTCGGCGGGTTCGGGGATCATTGCAGAAAACTTCGCGAGGAATGACTGTACAACAAACCCCACGGATAATTCATGCTCAATGATTTCCCTTGCGTTCCACAATGCGACATCGGCGTTAACACAACCTACACGCATTTCTTGAAAGACGCCAAGTTCTTCCAACTTCGTAATCTCATCGCCATCTAAGCCTTCCCAACCAGCAACAGTCTGCGCCAAATTGACATGAAACTGCCGTAATGCGAGATTCGGATTGAAAGCGTCTTTGCCCGTTTTGTCGGTCAAAATATCACCATCCGTGGTCTCTACACCATTAAAATAGTCGGTGACATAATTGCTGGTTAACCACATCAGTTCAGATGTGGTAAGAAAACGACGAATCTTGACCATTTGACCCCCAAGGGTGAATTGGACATATTTATCTTCGTCTTTAACGTTATTGAGAAATTCTAACATTGCTCTACCTCCATTTACTCTTATTATACGTTATTCAATATCTGGTGTCAATACTCTATTTTGGCAGACTGTTAAGGAAGTTGACAATAAGTTGCCACGCCCCAGCTGCACTTAAAACACCAATCAATATCTTTACCATCCAACTTTCAAACGCCTTCTTCATAACTTTGCGAGGATCAATTTTCATTTCATCTTCGTTTTTCCAAAATTCTTTTTTAAAGGTTCGAAAGTCTTCTTTAACTTGATCCACTTGTTCTTTGCGTTCCGCATCATATCGACCAAAGTTGTCTACTTTGCCATCAATCTTAATAACGGCCTGCGTTAATTCATTTAATGACTTGACGGTTGCCTTCTGAGTATCTTCGTTGCTTTCGATAATCTTAACAACGCTTTCCACCAGTCGGTTGTTGTCCGCCATAGCAATCTCAACCTTACGCAAACGAACTTCGTGATCGCGTAAACTTAATTTGCAGTCGGGATCGGCGCATATTAACATATCGTCGATGATATTTCTCTCGTCTTCCGGTGTCACGTCTTGATTCATAGTATTCTTTACCATTGGACTACCCCACTTTTCTACATGTCCGCTACATCACATCAAAGTCATTCGACTTTAATGATTTTGAAATTAGATTTACCGTAAGTCCCACTATAGGTGACTAAAACGGCATCTTTATTTTTTAATGATGCTGGTTGCGGTTCGCGAAGGGTTGCGTCCTCAAAGATAAAATAAACAAATCCACCATGTGCAAATTTGATTTTGCAAATTTGTTCTTTGGTTTTATTCGTTGGCTTTTTCTCTTCTTGGGCTTCCTCAACTTCGACACGTTCAACCTTTTCAATTTCAACCATAACCCCACCTCCGTTTCTCTTCGTACACTTTATAAAATCTGCACGATTCTTAGTACAATGCTCTGTAACACACCATCGCGAAAACGCACAAACGGATCCGTCGATGGTGCATATCAGAGTATTCGGTTTTCTATGATCTGCGTATTCGCAGAACATTTATTAAGAAGCGGTTACGAGCAGAGAACCTTGAACGGCGGGTTTGGCAGTAACGGTAACAGTAATAACGGTAGTACCGGCGCTAACGCGAGTTACAACACCCGCGGCGCTAACGGTAGCAACACCCGGCGTCGCCGAAACAAACGTTAAATCGGAAACATCAGTGATCAAATACGGTGCAAATCCCGGCGCTACGCCATAAGAAATGATCGTATAAGTCGGGGTTCCAACAGAAACGGCGGGGGTAGCATCGGCAAACGCCAACATCGTAATGTTGTCATACCAGTTGCCCGACGCAGGAACGTAAGTAACCGTACCATAAACCGTACCGGCAGCGCAATCGGCGCCACGCGAAGCGTTGGCAGATCCAGACAACGATTGCGTAACAACGCCATTCGCGGTCATGTTCAAATTAACGATACCGTCTAAAACAAATTTCGGAACGTCGATTTCGATAAATCCGGCAACAGAGTTGGCAGATTCGTCAGAATACATATTCGCCTTCATCTTAAGATGTAAGGTTTTCGGAATAATATTTCCCGGAATCGTTACGAATTGCGAAGCGGCTTCACTAACGATATACTTAACACAAACGACTTGGTTTAATGCGCCACCAGAGAACGAAAAGTTACTTCCGGTAAACGTAACGGTTTGCCAAGTTTCTTGATCATCGGCATCCGAAGCCCAACCGATCGTACCGGCATCGCCAAAAGCAACAGGCGTTCCAGTAACGGTTCCGGCGCCAAGGGCACCCAAAGTAACACTTTCTTCTTTAAGCGCGGTTCCACCAATTTCAACACTGCGACCCATATTGATCGCAATATACTTCATGTTGAACAAGGCGTCCGTAAGGGTCAACGTAAACGAACTTGTGTGGAAAAAGACGCCCCAACGGACGTTTCCTTTACCACCACGGACTTCTAACTTTTCAACACCGGTGTTGATAGCCGATTCCGTAAGAGATTGGGCGGTGAAGATTAAATCTGTACCTTCAAACGCGTAGACATCCGCGACGCCACCAATAAACAATTTAGGCATTTGTTTTCCTCCTTATAAGACAAGCAAACGCTTATCCATAAAACTATTCAGCAGCGACCGTAACTGTAACCGTCCAAGTATTAATGACATCGCCACTTTCAGAGGTGATACCATAAATAACAGGATTGGTAAAGTTATTCGGGGTCGTCGAACTAACTTGAGCAACGGCACCAATTTTTGCACTGGCACCAGTAGACAACATAAACGAAGCAACCAAAGCGGTAACGTCCGTTCCAAAAGGCATTTCAACTGCGATTTCATAATTTACATTATCAATTGTCGCTGCGCCCGTTGCCAACGGAATCGCATATGAAGTAATCATAGCATCATCGGAAAGTTGCATGTGGTTAATTCTGTCCGCACAACTCTGCAACAAAGTTCCTAACGTACATTTCTGCGCGCCGAAACACATTCCGTTTAGCAATTTGGCATGGGCATCACTGATCTTAGTGGCGGCAGTAGCATTTTTGCTTGCGTCCAATAAACCATTGAGTACCGTCCCCAAAGTCGTAAGTTCGGCAATTCTGCACATTCCATCAAGTTTCGCAATCTGCGCAACAGATAACAACGCGCCCGAATAGGCGTCGTCGTTATCTAAGTTGGCATCAAGCGTTGCTAAAAATGTACCAAATGTCGTACTGTTTGCGTTAAGACAAATGTTGTTTAACGCTAAAACTTTTTCATCAACTACCAAGGTTGTACACCTCCTCAACTATTTGACTGATATGGATCCCGTATTTTTGAGATTATCGGAAAACCCATCATAATCAACCAAGTACCCATCAGCCTTTGAGCGCTTGACTTTGAACAAGTAATGTTCAATCGGTTTCTTAAACTCAACCATGCCACCTAATTCGGCTTGTTTCAACATACGATATTGTTCAATATCTTGATACATTGATTCATGCATGATAAATTCGCGAACCGTTAGTTCTGCAATGTCTTTACGGGATACACCCAAATGCGAACAAAACGCCGTAACGCGCTCCTCAAAAGTCGGTGCGTTATTCATCTTGCCTCGCAATGCGTTTACCTTGCGTATTTCATCGCGTAAATTCTTTGATACATAAGCATCATCAAAATCCGGAATGTTTTGATAGCAAATCAGTCGTCGTAATTCATCAAACTGAATATGACTTAATATGATTTCGTGGTTCAACACTAAGAACTGCTTCTTGCTCGCGTCAAATTTATATTCAAGGTATTGTATATCCAAGCCCAATGTGAGCCGGAATACAGTGCGAAATTGATCCATTCGGACTTGGGCTGTTTCTGTATAATTGCCCATCGCATCTTTTTGTTGCATTTGCGAACATAGAAATTCAAGGTTGCTCATTTGAACAACCTTCATATTATAAAGCACATCTTGTGTAGCCGCAAAATCTTCTTTAATGATCTGCAAAACATCCACCGCATACATAAATTCGATATAATCTTTAAGTTTGACAGGGGTTAATGTAAAGTTATCAAGGGTAATGGTTTCGCCCCAAAGAAACGATGTCTCTTTAAGGAATTCAATGTTCATCAATCTTGTCTTTCGACCGAAGAATAGTGAACACTTAGCATTGAACCATAGCCCATGTAATTCTTCCCATTCTCTGCATTGAACGTCAAACGGCAACGAGCGTTCTTACTTGCGTCAAAGAACAATTCGCCGATCCCGCCTACGCTTACTTGCGCGAGTTCCCCAATAATCAATTCCCAAAGAAGATCTAATCGTGGAACGCCGTCTTCCAACATTCCAAGTTTGGTCTGACACAAAACTTCAACGCCGTATGTCAACAACGAACGAATGTGGTTAACGGGTTTGATTTCTACAAGATAAATACGCAACAACACGGTTTGTGTGTCTTGTATGTTTTCTTGCATGGGCGTTAAATACACCCTGCAATCTTCTTGTCGATCTTCGCCCTTCCACACTAACGCCGCTTTTTGAGCAGGCGTCAACGCCGGTTTAGACAACGCATCATTCGTCGAATAGGCAATCAACTTCCAAATATCCTCGTTGCCAAAAAGATGGCTAACGATTTTATATGGGACTTGTGAAATACCACTGAAATTATTGTATTCATGTTTAACCATTGGGTTCATTAAAAGACACCCCCAAGCGTATAGTCAGTATCCGTAACTAACAATGTCGTTGTGTTCGTTGCACTGATTTTTAACGTGGCGTTCATAACGCGCTCTACGTTTTTAATCGAATAGGAATTACCACCAAGGACAGTAAATACATACTTATCCGCAGGGACACCACTTGCAACAAAAGTAAATACATCGGCAGACGGAACGCCATCAACATACTTGTAAATCGTATAAACAACGGTTTCGCCCTGTAACAATCTTGTATCACCCGGATTCACAATCGTTTGAACGACTGGAACGACCACCGCAACAACATCAACCACGACTTCATCATAGACCAACGGATTACCAACCAAAGCACAACGGAACGTAACCGTACCCAATGCCAACAAGTTAATGACCCCAGCCGAAGAAACCGTCCCGACAGTTGCGTTGCTTGATGTCCAAACAACACTGCGCGAAACCAAATCGCCATTGAAGTGAACTTCGGCACTCAATGTCTTAGAAAAACCGACAACCTGTTGAAAGTTGCCTTGTAAAATGTTTAATGAATATTGATAATCATTCACGTTGGCAATACCATTCACAACATCGTCCAGATCTGGATTGAGTGTATCAATCGAGACGACGATATAAAGAAGTGGCGCACTGCCATCGGTCGGATTATTTAATTCGTTCAAAATGTTAATTACTTTATACGCGATACCGTTTAGAATCAACCGTTGGTTCAACTCAATCTTTCGGGTTCTGTCATTGCCCTGTACATCGACAACAATATAACCTTCCGGCATTACAATGCTTCTGGTAATCGAAGGGCGAGCCTCTTTTGTAGAATAGTTTTCAATTACACAAGGTTCCTCAATAAGAGCACCTGTGAATCGGTCAATGAAACGCAATGTATTGCGACACTTGCGCACAACCGTACTTGCCGTCGGCTTACCAAAAAGATCATAATTTATTGTCAACCAAATACTTGAATCAAAACGAAATTTATATCCAAGTCCACGCGCGCTGGACGGATCCTTAAAAATAACCTTCCTAAAATCGTCGCCCAATTTCAAACCATTATCGCCAAGAACATGATTTAAACGGACAACGACATCAGCAAAAGAACCAGAGTCAAATGCCGTTTCCTCTTCGATGGTAAAAACATCAGTTGCGAGGGTGAAATTTTCGTCAACCATCGTCTGAAAACCTTGAAGCATATCATTTTTTGGCGAATCAGTAATTAAACGTGACGCGTTATAGAAAGTGTAAGGCATATCAATTCAGTCCGCCGAGTTTCTTTGCCTTACGGATTGCCGAAAAAACCGCAGTACGCACTTCGTTATGTTCGCCAACTTTTAATTGTTTCATTCCTCTGATAAGATTGATAAGTTGATGCAATCCCATGCAGATTTCTGGATCTGTCTGACTCTCGCAAAACCCCTCTAATTCCAAAGTTATGACACCCACGTTGTTGGTAAAATTGATGTGCGCTATTTCTGGATCGTAAATAACGTCCTTGGTGTCTTTGTCCCTGCCTTCATATAAAGGCAAAAGCCGAAAAATAGCGTCCACCATATGCTTCCAATATTCTGTTTCGTTATACAAAGAAATCCCTCGCTTCCCAATCGCTCGCAGACCGATTATACCGAACAAAATAGTCAAATTCATCTTGACTGATTTGTTCCATGATTTTGTCTTGTAAGATCCGTTTCTCTTTAAGATTGCTTGATTCGGCATGACGCTTGAAATCAGCATCCGTCAAAAGTAATTGGAATTGCAAAACATCATTCACTTCGCGCTCAACCCAGAAAAGTTTCATTTCCTTGGCGAGCATAATTTGATTTTTATTGTCTACCGTAATGCTAAATTGACCTGTCGTATAATTTGCCGTTGTCACAATGTCTTGATCACAATAACGGCTAAACCGATCAATCGCAAATTTCAAAAAGCCTTTAAGATATTCGTTCAGATTGGATTCACCAAGATCCGCCAAAAGGTCAATCCTGTAGTCCCTTAACTGAACTAAAAAAAGATCATAAATATCCGTAAAGGAAGTAGCCATAAGCAACCCCTCCTCTCAAATAACTAATCAAAATCCTCTTCGACAACTTTAACGTTGCCATTATTGTCATACTTCCCGTCAATTCTACCTTTTCCAACAATATCAACATTCATCGTTTCCGGTAACGGATTCTCTTTCGTGATATGCGCCTTGTTCAAATAACGAACGTAAGCGTTGGCAAGTTTTTCAATCTTATCAATCGTAGTCGAATCATATTTGCCAGACGCAACACGTTGCACTGCCAGACGATAAATCAAACCCTTTTGGTAATAACTTGCTTTCTTAAACATATCCGATGTCGCATCCCCATACCCACCATCGACCAATTTATTCAGTTCTTCCTTGGACAGAATGTGTTCATAAGCATCAATCAATCCGGATTCCTCAATAAATTTTTTGTCTTTGATGTAATAATAACCTTCGGTAGCCCATGTGTTATAGTTGCGAATAACGTCATCTAAGTCATGCGACAAAATGCGATGCATATTGCCGAATCCCTTAAACCCATACTTTTTGCCTTCGCCACGCTCGCCCGTAGACAAGAATAATGGCCCATCGTGCAAGGAAATAACGTCCACATAACGGTTTTGCCCATTGCTATGAACAGTCTCTTCGCTTTTTCCAGACTTTAGTTCTGAAATTTCTTTTTGCAAAGAACGGATTAACTCTAACATTTCGTCCTGTGCTACCTCTACGTTGGTTCTTGAAACAACTTCGATTGCAGGATTTACAGTTTCAACGGATTCGACGGCTTTTGGTTTGCGCGCCTTTTTGACGGCTTCTTGATTTTCTGACATAATAAATGCCTCCTATTTTTCCTATTGTCCTTAAAACGAAAATAAGGGGAGGGAGTTTATGCCCTCCCCTTGAATTCAAATTAAACTAATACCTCAACCTTACGGTAAGGTGATAATGCCAGCGATGGCATTGGTAGCAACGGCAACAGCCCACTTTTTGTAAAGGGTGGCTTCTTGGGTAAGATCGGCATTACCGAACTGTCCATTAACATAAGACATCGTATCGCCAGCCAAGGCCAGATGCAACAGCTTGTTTTGGGTCGGCGACAAGACATAAAGATGCGTGTCATCCAACGCCAAGGTAAACGGGGTAGCCCAATCAGCGACTTGCGGCAATTCGATGACCGAATAGCCCATGAAGTCTTTGATGTAACCCAGTTTAACGTATTCGCTATCTAAAGAATAACGGAAGTTCGAATTCGCAGGCAAAACTTTAGAAAGAGCCAATTTGGTTCCAACGATAACGGCAGCGGCGCCACCATTGTACGCAGAAACTTTTTGAGCCAATCCAACTAACGCGTCAGCACTGTAACCGGCAACTTTCAACGCAGTATCGCCAACGGTCGGCAAAGCCGCCATCGCGGTATCAAAAGCAGTATACGCTTCAACGGCAATAGCAGATTCAACGGATTGAACACATTTCGCCATGAAGTCCGCCAGAGAATCTAAACCGGCAAGAACACGATACAGATCAACATAAACCGTAACCATATGGTTTTCGGGGACGATGTTGACTTGACCGTTGAATTGACGTTTCAGTTCGGCGTTGCGTTTGCCCATGCCAGCTTTCGTGACAACGAACAAATCGCGGGGTTTAATAACGATAGAAGCAGAGTCGCCAATACCGATATTGTGTACTTCCGTATAAAGACCGATCGATTGGATCAAAGTCTGCGGAAGGATCATGTCAACCAAAGCACCGGCGATAGCGAAGGTAGCCCAGTTAACGGAAGGATTCGTAGCCATTTCAGCAGCAGAGAATTCGCTAATATCGAATTTCGATTTGCGACCGATTTCTTTAATTAACGCTTCATTGACTGCTTTTTCTTTTTCGGCGAAAGATACGCTGGTATCGAAATCACCAACAGTTTTGCCCTCTTTAATGGCGCGGGCATGCGCGAAATAATCAAGAACCGAACTGTAGAAGGCTTCGTTTCCTTGCGCAAATTCAACCATATTCATCGGAAGTTTCTTCATTTTTTCATTCCTCCTTAAGCGATCGCAACAACTTCGAACTGATAAGCAGTTACGCGTTGTGTACCGATCGTGCCGTCAGCAACCGAAATATAGCTGGTCGCTTTCAGTTCCAAGGACAAGCCAGAAACCGCGGCAGCTGCCCAAGTCAATTCATAGGTGCCAGCGGTGGCGACTACAAAAGTATTCGCTCCCAAAGTTCCACCTAAAGCATCCGCAGTCAACGTGATAATATCACCAAGTTGCGGTTTGAACGCCGAGAATTCATCGCCAGTAAGAACGTAGAAGTTCCCCGGAGTTACGTCGATGTTCAAGAACGCTCCGCCAGTTTTTACCTGTACGGGTTCCGCGACCATCCACAAATGTTGCAATCCAGCGGTGGATGCAGGTTGGGTAGCGGCCCAGACTTGACCGGTTTTCGTCAATAAACGAACGACATTACCATTGTCAAGATCAGCCGCGCCAACGGCGATGCGATTTAGCGAATCAATATCTTTCGCCATAACAGCATCTTTTTGGATAATTCCATGTGCCATAATTTAGTATTCCTCCTCAATCATTAAGTCTATTGAGACTTATTTTGTTTTTTCCCATACATAGCCCGATTTTTCCTTTTCACGAACGTCACTAGACCAAACCGCAAAAGTTTGTACAGGTTTTTGCGTATTTTTACGCGACTTCGGATTCGACTTCGCGCGTTCGTAGGCTTTGGATTTTACCGTGTTTGCAAAAGCGTCGAATTGATCCATCGGCATTTCTTTCGCAAACGTTCTAAAATTGGTAACGTCCTCTTCGGATAAATCGTCGTTGACAGAACACAATAGTGCTTCAACTTTAGCAAACTTATCTCGTTCAATCGTCGAGGCTTTAAATTCCTCTAATGCCGCCATCTTAGCCATATCAATGGCGTGGCAGGCAAACATAACTTTAGCATATCTACTAAAGGCGTTGAACATATAAACAACATCGTCATCATCTTCTTTTTCGTCAATTTCGGCGAACAAAGACATCATCTGTTTAGACATACCTTCGCGAGCCATTGATAATTTTTCTGCGTCCTCTTCTTTGGGTGCAGCAAAATCAACGCCATGCAAATCCTCACGCATAAACCCTGCAATTGCTTTCGCAGACCCAATAACATCTTTAAAGTGTTCGGCGTCTTTAATCAAGAACGCAACTTTCGCCATCGGATCTAAATATTCGTCAGCCGAAAATTCAGACGTGCTATCTACAGCGTCAACCGCTTCGTTTACAGCATCCGGCAAAACTTCGGTTTCGGGATTAAGATCACTCTGTTCACTTGTTAACGGATCCGCAAAGGTCTCTACCTCAGTTTCGGCAGGGGTCGTTTTAACAACCACTTCTGGATCTTCGCTAAAAATGTTCACGTCTTTGTTATCTAATTCATCCATCTTCGCAACAATACCTCCTATCCACTTGCGTCCCTCAAGACCACCCCACAAAAGTGAAGCAATAGCCCGTTCGGACGGTTGTGTTTCATCATTCACATCAGAGAATCGACGGTTTGCAGAATTCATCTTACGCGCATGTTCGTAGTCGATCGCTTCTTCGCGAATCAAATAACGTGCCATCGCAAGATTAACAGCAGAACCAGCAACTTGGTTTTCGGCGGACAACTCTAAACCACGCTGCGCCGCACCCTTGACTTCTTCGGGAATCGTAAAGTCAAGAACGCTATATCTGTGAGCAAAAGTCTCGCTCTCTAATGCTTTTTCCATTTCACTAAACTTCAACATCTTCAACTTAGCCCCTGCAATCGCAGGCGTGATGTTCCGTCCTAAAACGGTGACACCGGCGAACACAAAGTCGCTAAGAATTTTCTTGCCGTTTTCATCACGATCAAGATTCGACAAAATTTCCATGGAAACCTCTGTCTCTTGACGACGACGTAAAACGTCCATCATTTCACGAGCATAGATCTTCCAAATCTTGCCTTTAGCAACGATCCAAGGTTTTCCATCCACGGTTTCAATATAAACATCTTTTTCGTGGGGGATAAATCCAATGGGGACTTCATCTTTTTCGTGCGTTCCGGCGTCCCTTGTAAACCGGTTATACTTTGCCAGAATGGGTTTCCCAACCAATGTCGGCATCGCACGTTTCATCGTTTCTTCATCAAAGTAAAGTTTGTGGGCATTTTCGCCCGGCGTACAAACACGCATAATAAATTCGGCGAACTGACTATCCGATACTTCGATCAGATCAAACTGATCAATCGCAAAGCGTAGCGCTTCCATTACCGCACCTCACCATCGTGATATTCACCGTATTTAATCAGAAAACGGACATAAAAGGGCAGTTTTATCACCTTAAAGTCTTGTTTTAGAAATATAAAACGATGTCGCCCACAATACATAGGATCCAACCCGTAGATTTTCATAATCTGTCCAATCCAACGGGGAACAACAATTTCGTGATGCATTACTTTACGGATGTACATGTTAGCCACCCGCCTTTGGAACACTGATATATTTATCAATGTTATAATCTAAATTCATCCACCCAGAAGCGTCATTGCCTGTGACAAATAAAATGTCGGACAATACTGCCAACTGATCCTCAACATTGACCAAGCCATCTAAAATGCCCAGAAGAAATTGATACGTTGCATAGTCTTTGATTTCTTCGGCATATTCGGCGGCATCACCAACATCGCTCTCAAGAACGAGCGTTCGATTCAACAATTCGTTCAAAGCGTCATAGGGTTTATCAAAGTCAGAGCGACCGATGTTATCGTCCGTTCCGGGGTATTCAGTTAGTGCACCACGCAAATCTTGGTATTCGCCGATCTGATCGGAAAAGACCAAAGAGTAGTAGTGGGCAATTCTTGGATGAAGTGCTTTAGATGTGTTCTTCATAAACCATTTGTTTGACAAAAGGCTCATAATTCGATCTGCCAAACGATTCAAGTCATTCGACTTTCCGATTAAGTCATTCAACTTAATGTTCAGTCCGGCGTCAATAATAGATCCCATCTGTTACACCTCCTTTATCGGTTTGTATTCCCTTCGGTTTCACGCGTTTGCTGACCAGCTTCACTTAGTTCGCCTTCATCTGCGCTTGGACGACCACGACCTTCGCCAAATGCAGTATTCGCATTGGGAAGAATGGTCAACAATTCCAACAAATCCGAACTCTTGCTCATCATCAATCGCGTCTCAAGTCCAAAAGCATCTGTACCGAATATATGCGCAATACGGTTTATATCTGCAAAACCCATTTGAGCCATTTTAATGGTATTCCCATAGCGTTCGGCACGATCTGAATAAACGTTGAATCCCTCAAACTTAAATGAAAACTTAAATTTATTGGTCAAACGATTAATGTTAAACTCTAAAAAGTCTTCAAATTGAGAATACATATGGCGCACGATATTTTCATCGACGTTCATAGCCAAATGTGCTTCAACGGCGTTCTTTTTGTCAGAAGAATATAAAAAAGACGAGTTCAAACCCGTCAGACCAGCCAAATTACGACTGTACGAATCATAGACGGAATTATCGCCTTTATATTCGATTTCTTCAATTTCTTGCATCGGCAACGCACCTACTTTTAGTAAGTCCGACGCCCCTTGCTTGAATAACGACAAAAACTTGCCCAATGTGTCCGGATTCAACGCTAGTTGATCCTTTTGGACGACACCCTTCATGTCTTTAAGATACGGGATTTCCCCGACCAACAACTTGGATGCGGCAATGATATACTGATTCTTTTGCAACTGACGAATCGTGGGTTGCAAGACAACATCCGGAAAACTGGCGGCTAAGAACGGAATGTTTGCTGCCATTTCGGGTGTGAACTTAAATGCCCAAGCGCCATCTTCGTGTGATGTCTGGGCATAGTACGCCCAAGCCCCCGGATCTTTCGCCGAAGGGATATATTGTGGAACTTGTTTCCCACTCATTGTCAATGCATAGTAATCCTTGAAAACTTCTGGATATAAGTTAATATCAACCGCGGGTTGTACAAACCACAACATATTAAAGTCATAGATCAACCCATAGGCATCCTTACGCGTAATGCGACAGTATTTCCGTGGCATTTCTTGGAAAACATAACGACTCTTATCTTCGTCACGGAAGAATGTATAGACCGTTTCGGTTCGAATACATTGTTGCATGATCTTAGCAAATTCTTCGCGATATTTAAACTTACGAAGGAATCCTTTGACAATCGCTAGATCCTTCTGGTATTCTTTGCTCTTCATATCCTCTATGCCTTTAACATTAATCGGCTCATAACTTAAATCGAACGCAAGCAATGTACCCAAATAACGAACGGCGCGTTTATACATCGAACTGGTAAGTTCAAAGTATTCGCTATATCCAACCAATTCATCTTGGTTCTCTTTTGGGTTCTCTAAAGCCTTATTGACTTCGGATTCACTTGCAATGCGCGAATTTAATGTAATGTCGGCCATGCGACGGTTCAGAAGATCCGGTGTGTAAACGCCATTCTGACCGCTATAAACAGCATTAGCAAATTTCAATACATCCCAAACGTCGGTTTCACTAATGACACTTTCTTTGGGAACGCTTTTTCTTGGCATCTGTCATCACCTCTCTTAAAAGAACTGCGCAAAACCCATAAGGGCTTCGCCACCGTCGTCTTTTACTTGAACACCCTTTTCAAAGGTGCTAATATACCACAATAAATATTCCAACGCACTAAATCTATCTTTTCCAAGACGTGCCACGATACGCTTGATGGCAACCCGATTATTGGATTTCGTTTCAAGCTGTAAGTTGGCGATTTCTTGGATTAAAAACTCAGTATGAATAAACGGCAACTTATCAACATCCGACATATTTAAATCGTCAACGGAAAGGCTTGTGGCGTTTTTTGGAACCAACAGTTCCAAGATCTCATTCTGCACACATCCGATAAAGTTAACGATGATGTCACTATTGAAACTATCACTACCCGTAACCTTTAAGTCATAAATAACTTTCGGCGCGTTTAGGTCTTGCCCATCAACATCACTATTCATAGTACAATAAGCGCCATATTCGGGATCGTCTTTCAACAATTCGTCCGTAAGACCTTTTCCTAGACCGTTAGAGTCAATGATCAACGCGCGACATTTAAACAAGGCAAAAAGTTCTTTGATGCGATGCGCTTGCACCGACATCATCTTAGAACCGGCGACCGTTGTGATAAATGGCACTTGAACCCGTTGAATCGTATTGTTGTCACGACGCAAAACGCGCCCAATCGTAATGGCAGTCTGCGCATTGCTACTGGATCCTGCATCGTCGGAACGGGCAACGTCAACGCCCATATAATATTCCCCACCATCGGTGTTTGAAAGCATTGCGTTTTCCAACGTCCGTAGCCCCATCAATTGTTGAATATTGACAACGGCACCTTCGGTCGCACCCACCCATTTTGACTCATAGTTCATATCAAACATGACGGGGTTGGTTTTTGTGCGTATCGACTTGATTTTGGTTTTATCCGCACCACGCCCATACCACGCACCCAATTGCCACCCTGCCGAAAAGACAAACACGCCTTTACATTCCGCCATTTCACGCGTCATTTGCACAAACCGCGTATATTCAAAACTTGCACGATACCAAGCCGTCGTAAAGAAACTGATCTGACGATGGATTTCCTGTGGGTTGATAATCGAATAACGACCGGAAGTACGGCGTGGATTATCAACGATAGGCGCCAAGGCGTCATCAAACAAAGAAGCATCTAACAACGCAGATTCTTCGATATTGATTTTGTTGCGACGTTGACCCTTAGATGTTTGGGCATTAGCCAAAACGTCGATAACGGATCCGTTGCGGAACAAAATTTCTACTTCATCTTTTGAAAACTTAGGTTCTGCCGATAATTCGTTTTTCAATAACGGATAATAACGGATCAATTCTTTCCACTTGTCTTTAAGTAACTTGGCGGCGTTTTGTTTGGTCTGCGCCGTTAGACTTTGCATACAGTTTGGATACAATATCGCCGTGACGACCATCACCGCAACTTCAAGGAAGGTCTTCCCCCATGAACGACTTACAACACCATACATGCTATTAAAGCGTACTTGCGCGCGCATGAAAACCCTCTGGTCTAATGTAAGATTGATACCACCCGTTTTGGGTTTCAGCAAGTCAAGGAATAAATCGGGGTACCAACGGAAATAAGCAACCAGCTCAAGATACTTTGGCAAACTTTCATCAAAAGAGAAAGCCTTGATCTCAACCGTTTCGCCCGTCTTATCTCTAACCGCTTCTTCAAATTTCTTAGCCATTATTTATCCAAATCTACAAAGTCCGCAATCTTATCACGCATCACGGGATCTACCACGAAATCAAACAATCCTTCGGGATCTCCCGTTTCGTGAATGTAACTTGCAACTTTGTCATCCCAGAACTTATATACATCTTCATAAGTAATATCGCCCATATTCAATGCCCCACGCAAATTGGAAATCATGGCATAAAGCACAAAATCCGGCAAGTCGCGTGGCAACTTCGTATATTTAGGCAAAATCGGGATAACGTCAACCGCCGTCTCGACTGCCTGTATCAATTCACTAAAACTATTTAGTCCACCCTGCAAATCGGCTTGGGTCAACTTATTCGGACTAACCTTGGCTTTGTCGCCGGCGTCCTTCATCATGTTGTACCACTTCGCAGCTTCGGTAACATCACCGGCCTGCAACGCTTTGGTATGGCGTAAATGGCATTGAACATAAATCTTCAGCGCATTAACGTGCAATGAAGTTCGTGCCGGGGAAGATGCTTCCAATTCCTTGTAATGGCGATCCATATCAAGGATTTCTTCGTCTTTCCAACCCGTTCCCCAAAATTCCATCATCTTGGCGGTAATCTCATCATTGACCGCCTCTTGGGCTTTCACCAATTCGCCAGCCGCCATCTTTGCTTGAATCTGTTCCAACAATGTCCGTTGGTCTTCCGGTGTGATCTTCTGATCGTCGCTCCAAGGTTTCCCCTTATAGGATAAATTCAACGTCTTAAGATAACGTCCGAAACAACTGGACTTCGCATACTTCGCCGCTGTCTCAAACCATACGGTCGGGACAAACGCCACATTCAAATCGCGCAATACAGGATATACCGTTTCTAAATCTTCGGCATTGACCATGTTACTTACGCAGTCTTTACAATAGGAATACCGATTCATCGTCGTAGTATTCGTTTTAAAAAAGTTTATTTCGGGTTGTGGTTCCCCGCGATGCGAACAAGCGGGATTCGTACAAACCAATTTTGTCGCATCCTTGGCGCGCTTTTGCGCCGTTTTTTCTTGAATGGACAGTCGTGCCATATGCAATCACCCTTTCTTGTTCTCTTGTGCCCTTATACAAAAAAGCGATCAGTCACGATCGCTTAAATTGATATTATACTGTTGTTTTAATCCACACGAATCTTCAAAAATAAATATGTTAGCACCGGGGTTGGCAGACTTAATTAAGAACTCTGCAAAATTATTGACCCCTACGATGCTTCTGACGCGAATAACCATTTTGTCAAAACCCGCTTCTGTAGTAGACATAAAATGTTTGTGTGCGCCAAATAGGTAGTTGATAGTAACACCATAAAAATCTTGATAATCTTGCAAAGACGAAATCTGATCGCGCTCTTCGCCATGTGTGGCGAGGATGGAATATTTATCAAACAACCGAACGAATATTTTTTTGTTTTGCGATTCGATAATGGTTACATTAGGATTGTCAGCCAAAGAAGCCTTAATAATCTCGTTGATAAATATAGAGACCGTTTCGTTGGGAAAGTCGCCTTTTTTTGCGGTCAGTAATCTTAAATCATCATGGTTTCCCGGCACTGCATAAAAATCAATATAGATAAACCGTGAAAGATATTTAAGCCATTTTGCCATAAATTTCGCATAATGTACAGCCGCTTCGCTGGATCCATATCTCAAAAAATTTAGAGAAGAAATGCGAAGTATACCCTCTACGCTATCGCCAAGATCCATTATCTTCCAAGAATACAATTTCTCTTTATTAGCAATCGCAATAATTTCTTCGGCATACTTCCACATTCTTTGTTCAAAAATTTCTGGCGAATATTTATTAAGAGATTCACCAAAGAGACCCTTTATGTCAAACTCGGCACCATCGTGGGCATCGGCTATAAAAGCAATCGGTTGACGATCTTGGGATTTTACCTTTTGTAAAGGCGCAACTGGATCGGATAGTTTAATTTCCGTTCTAATGGCATCCACAATAGCATCAAACACCGAATCAAAACGCGCGTGGTCTCTGATATAAGATTTATAACGATTTGTTAAATCTTTCAACTTTTGTATTTCAACTTGAGATTTAATTCTGCTTTCTTCAAGTTCAGTCAAAATACCAAGTTTTGACGCTTCATTAGATTCAAATTCACTCTGAATTGATTTATAATAGTTGTGTGGCTTGCGATATGCAGACTCAGAGTAGTTCAGCCCTAATTCTGCATTAAGAATATCTGCAACCTTCTGCCAACCACCAATCGTCAAACATAATTCACAAATTCTAAACTTATACATTATTTCAGATTCGTCATCGCGACGTTTGTATTCAATAGGTACAATCAATTTTCTTCATCCCCACTCTCTTTGTTTATAAATTCCCAACAATAGCCACCAATAGATTTATTTATTCCTCTGCAACATTTTGAAATACCAGAGGCGTCAATTCCCAATTCCTTAAACACTAAGTATGCACCACCCCAAGTTCTCACAAATTCGCCATCTATCGTTAGTTGTCTAATTGGTTTAGACCGCGAAATCGAAAATTTTTCTTTAGCATCAACGCTCCATTTTTTGCCAAGGCGACATTCAGACAATTTCTTTTTTGTTTCTTCGGAGTGATGCCTACCAAGCCACGTTTGATTCCCTTTATTGGCTGCGCCAATCCTATCCTTACCCTCTTGCGACAAAACACGACCCTTTTGTGCTTGGCTCATTTTTTCTAATGTTTCCTTTGAGTGCTTTTTACCAAGCCAGTTTTGATTGCCTTTGTTAGCGGCACTAATTTTTTCACGCGTTTCCTGCGAATGGGGTTTACCTAAATTATTTTTATTCCCCATTTGTGCCTTACTCATATTAGCCTTCGCCTCGTCTGACGCCCACATACCAATATGGGCAAGACTCATTTTTTCGCGAACATCATCACTGAGCGAAACGCCGAACATACCTAAAGATCCTCCAATGCAAATATTATAACCACAATTATTATCGGTGCTGTTGTAATGGGCGATTAACTCTATTTCTTTATTTTGCGCCTCTTCTGCGGTGAGTGAATCAAACAGTATCTCGTGTAAAACATTGTCCCACCCATATTTTTGTATGGCGTTCCACATTTTAGGGCAAGGTATATACCCCTTCCCATGATCCCAACGATGTTCCGGCTTCCTACATGTTATTCCTATATAAACCTTGCCATTTGGGAAGGTATGTTTATAAACACAAAATAATTTGTCTTCGTTCAATTTCTCATACCTCTTTTCCTCTACGACCGACATAAAAGTGCCGTTTTATTTTTGACTGTCTACAGCGTTCGTCTTTATAATACTCACTAATAGCAATCGATAAATTTCAATACCTCTTTTTCCAATCAATTTTTTCGAAGGCACCCATGACGTCGTTATCCGTAATTTCCAAAACGACCGGGGTACGATCTTCGATCAACAACGAACTCATCTTGAAAATCAACACCCCGTCATCCATGGTGTAACCACGGACTTCATAATTCTTAGTGACGTCTTCCATGAAGTTGTTTTGAATCAACCACGGAAAATGTCGGGTGTACAGGTTACTTGGATCGGCATACTTCATCCATCGCGCAAAGGTTTTGACCGGTAATCGGAAATTCCCAATTTCGTCATGGTAAACTTTACCGTAGACCATCAATGCAAACAGAACGCGCCGACGCCCCATGGTCGTCACATGGTCGGCAATATAGTTGATGTCCCGACGCGTGATGGAAGCCGTCATCCCCGTCGTCAACGACATACGACGCGATATGAAACGGTTGATGACCAAGTTGATGTCGTTCAAGATGAAGATGTTATGCTTACGCGCCCACTCTTCGACCTTTTGGCGAATATCCAAGACCCCCAAGCCGTCCGGCGCATAGCGCTTGGTGAAAATGGTCGCCACATAATAAATGTCGTCCATAAACACGCTCGTCCCGTCTTCTAATTCTTGAAATATCTTTACTTCATCAATCATGCACGACCTCCATCTTGTATTTCTTTCCCAAAATCACAATCTCGCCCGCCTCATCCTCAACCGGCAACAACAGGGGCTGCTGTTCGATATTCAACAAAACACCTTCGGATGCGACGATCCAAACAAAGTTCTTATTCTTGCTTTTATATTTACGATAGGCAAGATCGACCACGATGTTCGCCAAGACTTGTGGATCCTTGACGATTTGCCGACAGGCCATTCGGTAACTGTTGTAATAGTATTCCCAATCCACCGTATACCAAACCGCATCTTCTTTTTTCATCGTCGGGAAGTTATCGTTCACCCACGATTTGTATTGCGTGTAGTTCCGAATCCGATACTGTTCTTTGGACAATTCGGCAACGTTTTCGCAAAAATCCAAGTACACCTTTTCGATTTGGCTATATTCATCCACGGTGTAAGGCAAATCGCTTAACATGACGGACGGATCAAAACGTTTGCCACGTCCCACGAAAGCGATGTTCCGGTCTTCGTGATAACGCAAGTCGTTCGGCAGGCGTTCCCGTAAGACCACCTTTTCCCAACGTTCCATCATGCGACACATCATATTCATGTTGCTGTTATTGTTTCTGAACTTATGCAAGCCCTTATAGTAATCCGAACGATATTTCATAAAGTAGGGCAGGGGCTTCGCATACTTGGCAATGTGACGGGGAATGTTGAACATAACGCCCGTCTTCGCAAAGTCGATGCTTTTTCCGGTCACGACCGACAGGGTATCAATGTAGTCTTGATACCGTTTGGCTTGTTCCGGCGTCTTGGCTTTGATGGAATGATAGGTCGTCGCCGCATTACTGGCTTCCCCGATCAACGAATTAAAATTACGCAACACCAATTGCAACACGTTCTGCTGCGTATAGGGTTCCGCCAATGCCGTGACTTTATCTTCAATATCGACCACAAACGGAATGTTGCGACGCACCCCGCTTTTCATAATCTCGTTATCGACAACTAATACTAAATCGCCATCAAACACTATTTGCATAGTAGACTATATCTTCAACCCGTAGGTTGCGATGCGCTTCCGGTCATCGTATCAATAGATGCCGTACTGGGTTACACTCATCACCCATAGTCGTTAGACTTCGTAACATTGCTAAATGTTTTTCCAAGTATTCCCATACTTTATGTGGTTAATCGTTTGCCAACCTCGTCCGTAGCGTCTTGCTATTTCCGAAACCGACATCCCATCATTAAGCATGTTCCTTATGTCGCGAACGTCCTGTTCCAACAAAATACTTCTTCCGTTTTTCTCGCCCATATGCGATACGGAATATTTATCTGTATTTTGCGAAGACCACAGAACATTATCTATATGACTGACCCATTCAAGATTTGTATAATGATTATTGGATCGGTTATAGTCGATATGGTTTACCTCCAACGGCGAATCACAGTTGGGTTTATCCACAAACAGTTCTGCGACAATTCGATGTACCCTAATGGATTTTCTGTTATCCATCTTTCCAACCGTTATTATTGGGTATCCGTCACTATTAAGACGTTGTTTTAATTTCCCACGTTCCGGGCCATAAATATCGCCGTTATCGTAGACCAAATAAACAAGACCGTTAAGTTCTATTTCTTTTTTCATTTTTACACCCCCTTCCTTTTTTTGTTTTTTAGCAATGTTAATAAAGCACAGGATTATTACTTTCGTACCTTCCCTGTTAACAGTTGTGCAATCCGTCATTTCCTACGAATCCGTTTCCGTCACAACCATACCCTTGATAGGTTCACACCGTTGCTGGCACCTACATTACTGTAGGGCAGGACTTATTTTTTACGCGCCAATCTGCGCCGTTCAATCGTGCCGTCACCGGACTTTTCACGTTCAACATGCACACGTTTTCCAAGTGTCCACACCATTTCCAAATCGCATCACAATTGCTTTGCGATAGGATCACATGTTCACTATGGCAGATGTGTGGATTCCGTTCGATCAGATATTCGCCCATATACCGTTTATACTTCGATTGCGTCCAGAATTCGGATTCCCCCAACACGCCCACGGGTTTCAGTCCCCCGATATGTTCGCACAACGCAATCAGATCCGGTGCCGCAAACTTGAACGTTGCATCCAGATAGATCTTCCCAGCTTTCATATCATCCATCTTCTTACGCAACAACCCGGATATATACTTCTTGACCCCGGCTTCACGCATCATCGCAGGATTTTTCAATACCGCCCGCATATAATTATTCAGCCCTTCATGGCTGTCTGCCATCAGTCCTAGAAAATGGTAGGTATGGGCAGGATCGCCTTGAATGACCCGTTCGATATAATCCATGGATACATTCGCCAATTCAGCAAACTGTTCAAACGGTAAATCCAAGTCTTGCAAGATCTGATAGTTCGCACCGGTATACGCCGGCTCTTCGTCTTTACTGAAATTCCACTTGGCGACCCCTAAGCAATGGTTATACTTATAGAACATCGCCCAGTACCGATTCCAATCTTCGATCGTCCCCGATTGTTTGAAATACCCGAATCCCTTATACATGGATTTTGTCAAGATGATCATGGGTTCATAGACGCTATGTTCCATGCCCCAAATATCCGTAATCATTTCGATCCCACGTTCCACCAAGAATCCGGTATAGTCGAATTGATGGGTCACGCCTTTGACATACGGGAAACGCCATAACACACTGGTGGGGTTTCCACGCATCCCGATCCTCGCCTTAACTTCGCGTGTTATTTGGGGGTGGTGCAACCCACATCCGTCAAACGCGTTCAAGGGCAAGTCGTGGATCCCTTCGGCAATGGCTTTTTGTTTCCATGTCCGCGGTTCCCCCGTCACCTTATCTTTAAACTCAACGATTTCATCTTTCAAAAACTTGATGTGTTGGTCTTTCAACAATCCTTCGTAATCATCCACCACAATGACTTTCGGAAACCAATCTTCCAAACAAAAGCAACTGGAAAACATCAGTCCCCGATACGCCATATATTTACTTAGCACCGTCTTATCAAACGAAATCCCCATCGTGATCCGCTCATTCAACGTGGCAGCGACACTAGCATCCACAAAACTCAAAATCGAATTGCGGCTCATGCTCGCGCTACGTTCCGACAATACGAATCGTCGTCCGTTAAATTGGAATCCATGTAGAATGATTTCGGTCAATTCCGCTACTTTGTTCTTCTGCCCTTTACAATCCACGAACAAAACATAGGGGTTATAGTTCCCATCGGTCTTGGTAATCAACCGGATCTGACGAAACAGCTGACTATCGCTTTGCAAGATCGAATACTTACATTGTTCGGGAAAGTCCACCACCATGTAGAATTGTTCGGCAATCAAGTCCGGCAAGCCGATCTTGTTGACCCGATATAATTTTGGTGAAGTCATAGCCCACCCCTCTCGTTATTTCGTCGCCTCGACCATCGCCTTCAATTCTTCCAAGAAGTCGATCTTGATTTGCAACAGTATGGCTTCCATATCCTGTTGGTATGCCAATGCGATCGTCAACAAAAACCGCTTCACGAAGATCCGAAAGCAGATGTACGCCATCCCCATCCCGGCAATCAACGTCAAAATCAAATTACTCACGATGAATTGCCACGTCACGGTTTCACCACCAACGGATCACAACGGCACCATCCGATCCCTTCCACATAAACTTGGTAATCCAAATACGCGAGGTCTTCCTCGTCATAGTCCTTCTCAAGATCCAACGGCGTTCTGTCTTTCGGCAACAATCCGTCGTAATGTTCGCAACACCCTTCGACCCAAACATCTTCGGTCTTTAAACAATCCCGATACCAAATGCAGTCTTTACAACGTAACATATCATTCCCTCTCTACATCCCTTATACGCATCCCAACCGTAACTGTCAACTTTCGTGTGCAAAAAACGCACCGATCTCAATTTCATCCAAATTGAACAAAAAAAATTGACACTTTGTTTTTCCTTGCGTATAATACTATCTTTTATATTTAATATAGATAATAAAGATAAAGATTAAAGATTAATACTAAAGAAAGACTTAATACTGAAAGATAAGACTTATACAATACAAATAAAAGAAAAAGAAAAACAATAACTATAACGTAGTAAGACTCATATATACA